GATATTTCGCGCAGTGCGACATCGCCGAACTCATCATGTACGACGCCGCCCTCTCCGACACCGACCGCTCCGCCGTCGAGACCTACCTCCTCGCCAAGTGGGGCATCACATGACGCTCTACTACGCCCTGACCGACGAGGCCACCATTTTTCTCCTCTGCGCGATTCTCCAGACCCTCTGCCTCTGCTACCTCGTCTGGCGGGCGCCGTAGAAAACCGGCGTAGACTCGCTGGACGGCATCGGTAGGATGGCGGGCATGGAAGACTTTGCTCGCCGTCAGCCGACGCCGCCATGCCCCTACGTCACCGGCACCGTGACACGCTACTGCACGCTGACGCCGTTCACGCTCACCGATGCGGAGCGGGAGGCGATCACTACCGCCTTGGCCTACCTGCGGGAAGACATTGACGAGAAAGACATTGAGATTGACGCCGCCACGCTGCGGGGGCTGTTGGAGCGGACAAAGTGAGAACACCGAAGATCAACGGCGGCGAGCGAACGACATGACTACACCTCAACACACTGCCGAGCCGTCCGTTGCATCGCTTGGTTCTGCGTGGGATCGCTTCGACGCCGAGGTGGCCGCCATCCGTGCAGTTGGCATCGCACCACGACACAAGCCCTGCGGATTCAACAAAGCCCAATGCACCCCAACCCAGTGGGCCGCACACCTTGAGTGGCGTGCTATCTACTACCAGAAGAACCAAGACATATGGCACTGCTACAGAAACAAATGGCTGGCGAAGCGGGCCAAGGTAATCGCAGAGGAGGCGAAGTCGTGAGCACCGAGCAACTGCCGAGGATGAAAAAGGCGCTGGAGCTTACGAAGGTCGCCATCTGGAAGTACGAGACGGACGAGTTCGAGGGCATCTGCGAAATCGCACACGACACCATGACTGTGCGGTGCGTGTTCGAGGCTTTCGGCCGCTCGTTCTATGACGTTCTCGGAATCGACGGAGTGATTCGCTACCGGCTTCTGAGCCCGGTTTCTGTGGAGCGTCTGGCCGAGCAGTTGTCGGACGACTTCCCTGATCTCCGAATCACTGTTTTCGGGCGGGCGGCGACTCACGGATGGATTTCGTCAACGGTCGGGAGGGCATCGTGAAAGACATCACGCGAAACATCTACCTTGCCGGGCCGATCTTCGATTGCGACGACCGCGATGTTTTCCTGTGGAGAAACCATGCGTCTTCAGTCCTTGAAGATCGCGGGTGGAATGTCGTGGATCCGGCCATAAGCGAAGACTTCCGAGGCCGCGAGAAGGGAATCGAGAAGAAGATCGTCAAGCACGACATGGAGTTGATGGAGACTTGTGATTTCATGCTCGCCAACTGCGGGCGAGTGAGCCACGGGACAGCGATGGAGATTTTTCACTTCTTCACCCGCGGGCTCGGCCGCATTGTGGTCGTGTCGAAGAATCCTGGCCCGTGGCTTGTGGCCCACAGCCACGCAGTCGTCGGCAGCGTCGATGAGGCGATCGACCTACTAGCCGGGTGGTATCCATGAGATTCCTCATCGACAAGGGCGCAAACGACATACTGGCGAAGCGGGCCAAACACCCCGACTTCGTGGCTGGGCAGTTGCTCACTCCGCTGACGAGATTCAGCAACGGTGGCGGCATGTTCGCCATCGACAACGGTGCGTTCTCAGGCTTTGATGCCAATGGCTTCCGGTCGCTGCTCGCCCGCGAGGAAGCGAACAAGGGCGAATGCCTGTTCGTCACGGTGCCGGACGTTGTCGGCAACGCACGCCGGACGCTGGAGCTATGGAACCACCGCGAGCGGTTCGTGAAGGATTGGCCGCTGGCTTTCGTGGCCCAGGACGGCGTCGAGGACTTGGAAATCCCGTGGGCCGGGATGGCAGCTGTTTTCATCGGCGGGCGCGACCCGTGGAAGGACAGCCAGGCGTCGCTCGACATCGTAAAGACGGCGAAGACGCTGGGCCTGCACGTTCACGTCGGGCGAGTGAACAACGCCAAGCGGTTCCGGCTTTTCGCTGAGGCCGGGGCAGACACCTGCGACGGGTCTGGAATCGCCATGTACGACCACATGCTGGATTCGCTCGTCCGCGAGATGCGAGGCGTGCCGGAAACGACGCTGTTTGACGGCATGGATGACAGGCTGGACGTGATGTATTGCCGGTAATCGCAGAACGCCAGCGATCAGCGGCATCGAACACAGGAGCAACCATGATTGACGAGGTGAATGATATGTCCGCTGCATCGCGTGGTTCTGCTGTCGAGTGGCATCCACAATGGGTGTCTGTGGAGGTGCGTATGCCGTCGATTGGTGAGGAAATCTATGCGATCCGAATCGGCCCTGCGTGCGGTGGGCTGTTGGACATTGCGCAACTCTACGTCGACAACGCTGGTGTGTGGAGAGAAAATGGCGGGGCATCAAACTACCCCGAAGATTTCACGCACTGGATGCCCGCAAGTCGCAAGTAGCAGAACCATGCAATTGAGCCGCACTCAGTGCGGCCTAACACCGTTAGACGCCGGATTATCCGGCTGACGCCGTTCGCGAATGCACATAAACTGGCGGAAAGTGACATGATTGCGACACTCCGATTCCGACTCCCCGACGACCAGGGCGAGTACGACGCCGCCCGGCTGGGCCGCGCCGCCCTCGCCGCCCTCTGGCAGATCGACCAGCACTGCCGCAGCCTGATCCAGCACGGCGAGCCGACGCCAGAGGAGCGGGGGCTGGCGGAAGCGATTCGGGCTATGATCCCGGCGGAGTTGCTTGAGGTATGACAGAGCAGACGCTACAGGTGGCAGTGATGGGGAATGCGATGTATGGCATCGACCACCCCGCCCCGCCGGCCAGGGTGCCGCAGCACAAGTGACCTACCCCACCTTCGGCAGCACGTCAGGCGCCGACGGCGGCCGGACGATCCGAGGATCGAGGTATGCCCTCGTCGTCTTCGGCGAGGCGTGGTCGAGCAGCCGCTGGGCGTCCAGGCCCGCCGCCGCGGCGTAGGAGGCGTGTGTCTTCCGAATGCGGTGGAACTTGCTCCAGCGGTCGTTCGGGAGGCCAGCGGCCTTGCAGATCATGCCCAGGTGCCGCCAGAGGTTCGTGTAGCAGCGATCCCACTCCCAGACCAGCACCCGGCTCGTCCTCGTCGCCTCGATGGCCGCGTGGCAGGCCGGCGAGATCGGCCGCCAGAGGTCGCGCGTCGCCCCCTTTCTTGTCTCGGCGCGCAGCAGAATGCCGGCGGGCGTCACGTCTCGCCACTCGACGGCCAGCATGGCCGCGCACCGCTCGCCGACCTCGTAGCACGCCAGGATCATCGACCGCCACCACAGGCGAGCGGGCACGCCGGCAATCACGCCCTCGCGCTGGCCGGCGGCGTCAAGCAGTCTCTGGAGTTCGTCAGTCAGCCACGCCTGCGGCACCCGCTCCGGCACGCGGATGCGGCGAATCTGCGGCCACTTGTCGGTCAGGCCGCGGCGGGCCGCGAACTCCCAAAGCGCATGAACCTGCGTCCTGTCTTTGGCGGCAGTGGCGACGGCCTTGTCGCGGAGCCGGGCCGCCAAGAACCTCGCAACCGTCAGCTCCTCGAGGTCATGCACGTTCGGCGGCCTGCCGAGGTGCTCGCCGAACGCCTGAATGGTGTAGCGATAGAGTTTCTCAGTGCGAGCGGATACCCCTTTGAGCGGGGAGTAGTACCCATCCAGAAGTTCCTCAAGCGTCATGGCGTCACCACTAGGTAGAGGGATGATGCGCTATCCCCTAGCCGGGGCAAATGCCCACCCCCTTCAAACTCAAAAATGTGGCTGGCAGTTAGGCCGGCTGCGACGGCGCTCGGCACCGTTGGTCTAGTCGAGCAGCCACTCGTCAGCGTCGGCCTGACACAGTCCGCTGGCCTGCTCGAGGGCGTCGAGGGCGGCCAGCAGGGCAATCTCCTGCTTGCTGTCGTGCCGGCGGATCCGGCCTGCGGAGAGCAAGCCAGCCGTGTTGACGGCCGAAAACAGGGCTTTGACCTGATCGCGGGTAAGGTTGGCTTGAACACGGGTTTTCCCAGAGCGACAATCCTTCGCAGCCATGACGATTCCTTTCGTGCGGGTCGTGCCGGTCATGGCTGGTGATCTTAGAATCCCCTATCCTCCACTATCAAGTCCAAACCAGAAACGATGAAAACCCGCGGGAAACTGAGAAGGGAGGCTCCCGAGACACGTCAGGCTGTCGGCGCCTTCGAGGCCGCGGCGATCATGGGGGTGCATTTCGCCACCCCGGCCAAAATGCTGGCGAAAGGGCTGCTCACGGCCCACGTCCTTGATCAGGTCTATTCCGTTGCCGGCAGCCGCCGGCAAACGATTTTCGACGGCCAGGAGTGCGAACGGGACTACATCGACTACGAGGACAGAAAGTCCGATCCCAGCGATCCGGTCGGCCGGCGGCCCCGCTCCTACCTCAACCTCCGTCCGGCCGTCTTGAAGGCTCTGAGGGCCGTTGAGGCGCCGATCTCCTTCGACGACGCAATCGGCGTGGCCGAAGCGTCGAAAATACTCAGTGTCCACCCCTCGTTCATCGCCCGGCTGGTCGCCCGAGGGGAGATCGTCGGTCGCGTGGCCTGGGGGCAGCGGCGGTCCTCGACGGTCGGCCGCCAGTTCATCCTGTCGCGCCGGTCGTGCCTTGCGAACGTCGCCAAGGTGCGGGCCATGCAGGCCGCAGGCGGGAAAATCGGGAGGCCGCGGAAATTGTCTTGACGAACCGACTAGCCATCCGATAAGTTCACCGCCTCGCCAAGGAGATGGCTGCGGTGAACTTGTGGAAGCATCAGCAGGACGCGGTGAACTGGGCCTGGGGCCGGGCCTGGGCCATCCTCCACCACGGCATGGGGTCGGGCAAGACGGCCACGACGCTGGCCCTGATTCTGCGGTGTATCGCCCAGCTTGCTGCGACCCGCATTCTCGTCTGCTGTCCGAAGGCCGTGATGCCGGCCTGGCAGAAGCAAGTCAGCCTCTGGTGTCCGCACGTTCGCATCGTCCTGCTCGACGGCTCGACGAAGGCCAAGAAGCAGAAGCAGTTCGCCCACGCGATGGCCGACCTGTCGCCGGTCATCATCGTGATCAACTACGAGTCTGCCTGGCGGATGGACGAGCTTGAGAAGCAGAAGTGGGACGTTCTCGTCTGGGACGAGGTTCATCGGCTCAAGGCTCCCAGCGGCGCGGCCAGCCGGTGGGCCGGGCGGATGACGAAGAAGAACCAGAAGGCCCGCCGCTACGGCCTGTCGGGGACGCTCGTGCCGCACAGCATCCTCGACGTGTGGGCGATCTACCGCAGCCTCGAGTCCCCCGACCTGACGACGTTCGGTCAGACGTTCACGATGCACCGGGCGAAGTACGCCGTCATGAACCCGCACCAGCCGGGCATGGTCGTGGCCTTCAAGAACCTGCCCGAGGCCCACGCCAAGATCGCCGCCACAACGCACCGCATCAAGAGCGAGGATGTTCTTGACCTCCCGCCGATCCAGTTCATCGACGAGCCGGTGGAGATGGAGGCCGGCGAGGCCCGCCTCTACCGCGAGGTGGAGCGGGAGTTCTGCGCCGTCTGCGATCGAGGCACCGTCACGCCGGCAAACGCCCTGGTGCAGTTGCTCCGGCTCCAGCAAATCTGCGGCGGCTACGTCCGCTTCGACGGAGAGTCTACTGCTAAACAGATTTCCAGCGGGAACCCCGCCAAGGCGGCGCGTGTCGCGGATATGCTGGAGGATTCCCCCCAAGACGAGCCGTTCGTGGTTTTTTGCCGGTTCACGAGTGACATACTGGCCGTCCGGTCGGCTGCAAATGCAGCCAACCGAACGGTCAGCGAGTTATCCGGCAGCCGCAACGAACTCGCGGACTGGCAGGCCGGCAAGACCAGCGTGCTCATCGCCCAGATTCAGTCGGGCGGCATCGGCATCGATCTGACGCGGGCGGCCTATGCCGTCTTCTACTCGCTAGGCTACAGTCTCGCAGAATACGAGCAGGCCGTGGCTCGCCTGCATCGCCCTGGTCAGGAACGACGCGCGGTCATCTATCACCTGACCGCAACCGCAAACGGCCGCTCCACGGTGGACGGCCGCGTGTACGAGGCACTAAGAGAACGCAAGGAGGTGGTGAATGCAATCATCGACGGATACGCCGGTCGCGCCGCTGCAACAGGCGCTCGCTGAGATCAGCGAGATCGACGCGCAGGTCAAGGAGCTGAACGACAAGATCGACTCGCTCAAGGAACGGCGGGGCCACCTCGAGGGCATCGCCATCGAGGAGATGACGAACGGCCGCTTGGATGGAGTCAAGGCCGCAGGGAGGAGCTGGAGGATCGAGTGGAGTCACTCGTTCTCTGCGCCGGAGGCGCGAAAGGAGCAGGTCATGGAGGCTGCTCGGTCTGCGGGACTGCTGGATAAGGTCACGCAGATAAACACGGCTCGGCTGAAAGCTGAGTTGACCGAGAGGGCCAAGGAGGCGGGGACGGACCCCCGCCGGCCCTACTCGGAAGGGACGGAGTTCGATGGGTTGGTGGGCGAGTTTGTTCGCCCAGTGCTGCGGCACGTCGCCTCACGTTGAGGTGGTGCCTGGTTTGATAGTCGTCTGGTAAGGAGAAAACTACCATGACAACAGCGATTGCGACCGTGAAGACGATTGACTACCCGGCCCTTCGGGCGGATAGTCGGCAGGCCCGGATCATCGAGCAGAACCTCGGTGACGAGCCGATGCGCGAGACTGATCTCGTGCGGGTGAAGACGCCCCTGGGCGGGGCGACGAAGTGGCAGGTGGAGATCAACGGCAATCAGGAGACGTGCGACGAGATCGTCGGCCTGTTTGTCGGCGAGGCCAAGCGCGGCGTGCTCTGGCCCTCGGAAGACCCGACGGAGCAGCGGCCGGTGGTGATCACCAACGACCTCTTGGTCGGCTACCGGGTCAGCGATGACCTCGGCGGCATCGACCCGAAGGCGCTGGAGAAGTATCGGATCGGCGACCGCAAGTATGACTGGGCGGCGCTCTCTACCGGGCCGGAGTTTGGCTACGGCGGCGGCAAGGGCAGCGGCAAGCGGGTCAAGGAGTCCCGCATCATCGCTCTCCTCCGCGAGGGCGACGTGTGGCCGATGCTCGTGACGGTCGGCCCCGGCTCGCTCGCGAGTTGGATGCCGTTTCGGAAGCGGTTGCCCTGCTTCCACTACGAGGCCGTCTTGGGCCTGAAGCTCGAGAAGGCCAAGGGTGGCAGCGGCCAGCCCTACTCGATGATCGTGCCGCGGCTCGCTGGCACCATCACCGAGGAGCAGGGTGAGATCGCCAGGAGGCTCTACACCGAGCCGTTGAAGGCGATGTTCTCGGCGATCCCCGGCGGCGCCGCGGCGCCCGTCACCGGCGACGACGAGGAGTAGTCCAGCCGCCGGGCCGGCGGCGCAAACCCCGTTTAGGGGCCGGTCGCCCAGGGCCGTGAGTGGCGAAGTAACCCGGCAAGTCGGCCGAGCCTCTGGTGTTTCTTTCCCACCATGCCGGCTGGCGGAATGAACCTCCCCGGCCCCTGCGAGCAGCGGGGCCGGGGAGGGTTTCTCACACAACGAAGCAGGGAGGTTTCGGTGGCATTCGAGTTTGATTTCAACGAGACATTCAAATGGTGCGCCCTCTACCTATCAAAGGGGCTGCGGATCGTCCGGCTGCACGGCATCAAGCCCGACGGCCGCTGCACCTGCGGCGACGCCGAGTGCCGCGTGGGCGGCTCCAAGCAGAAGAGCTGCGGCAAGCACCCCGTGGGCCTGGAGTGGGGCGACCGCTACGCTCGCTCCGAGGATGACATTCTGGAGTGGGACGACGGCGTGCCGTTCAACGTCGGCGTCCTGCTGGGCGAGGAGGGAGGCGTCATCGACAACGAGGACGATTCGCCCGAGGCCACGGCCTTCCGCGAGTCGCTGGGGCTGAACGAACTGATCACCCCGTCGTGGATGAGCGGGAAGAGCACGCACCAGTTGACCCGCTGGCATGACTCCCTCTCTGACTGCGGCGGCGTGCAGAAGCCGGGCGGCCTTGAGTGCCGGATCGGGGCCGGGGGCCGGCAGATTCAGAGCGTGCTGCCGCCGTCGTGGCACAACACCGGCGTCCAGTACAAGTGGAGGCCAGACCTGTCGATCGACGACATCGACATCGCCGACACGCCGAAGGTTCTGCTGGTGCAGATCAGCAATGCCGCGGCGGCCGGCAGCAGCAGCGGGGGCGGCAGCGGCATCAAGTACCAGGGGCCGCTCGTCTTCCGCGAGGTTCACGACGGCGAGGGGCGGCACGATGCCCTGCTCATGTGGGCGTGGAACAAGATCGTCAACGACCGCGACCCGCTTTCGCCACACCGGCGGGCCGTGCTGACGCAAGAGATTCGCGACGCCAACGAGAAGTACATCAAGCCGCCAAAGAGCGCGAGCGAGGCGCTTCAGATCATCAACTCATGCTTCGAGCACTTTCGCAAGAAGCAGGAGAAGGGCTGGCGCGTCTCGCCGTCCGATATGACTGAGGAGGCCGTCAAGGCCGAGGCGGCCAAGCTCGAGGAGGAGGTCAATCCCGAGGACGCCGTCGCGGTCGTGGGGTTGGAGGCCCACGGCCTCGAGCCGTACCAGGCCGGCGAGGTGCGCGGCTACCGCGTGGGGACGTGGCGGATCGAGATGATCAAGGGCGACCCCCCCGAGATCGTGCTGGTCGTGCCGCAGTGGCGCCGCACGCCGTGCGGGGGGCGGGTCAACATGACCCTCGACACGTTCCGGTCGGCCGCCAAGGTGGCCTCGGCCGTGTTCAACGCCACCCACCGGGTGATCCTCGACGGGGACTCCAAGAAATGGGTGTCGGTCTGGAAAGGGGTCGATGCCAGCAAGAAGACCGGCGGCGCCAGCATCCCCGGCATCATGGAGCAGTTGATGGCCCGCAAGTCGGCAGATGACGACATCGAGGTCGGCACGGCCAGCAAGCGGTACGCCGAACTGGCGGGCTACCTCTTGAAGTCCTTCCGGCGGGCCACGAAGGCCAAGGACGAGGAAAAGCCGGAGCCGAACGACTCCGGCCGCCCGTGCTGGGTGACGCCAGACGAACTCTGGTTCCAGTGGGGGAAGGTCTGGGAGGAGATCAGCAGCGCCCACGACGTGGCCGTGGGGGAGCGGAACAAGATCAGGAACAAGCTGCTGGAGATCATGCACGCCAAAGACCTCGTCCACAAACGCCACCGTTTCCCGTCGGGGAGGCTGGAATACATCGTCTTTACGAGGGAGTGGGTGACTGCCCTGGAGTCGCTGGCGTCGGGCGAGGACGGGATGACGCTCTATAAGGGGGAAATCGACTTGGATTTTCCCAAAACTGAAAATCACTCACCGTCCACCGTCCACCGCATCGAAGTCGTTGAGGCGTAAGGGTTTAAGGTGGACGGAAAACCCATTTTAACATCCGTCCAGAGCGTCCATTTCACGAAAGGAGTGAAACTATGAGCGTCCAGTGTCTGCGAGCAATCGGTGGGGCGGGAACCGGAAAGACCGCCATGATGAAGGGGATCGCCGAGAAAGCTCTGGAGAGGCCAGAGACGGGCGGAAATCCGTTCTCGCTTGGTTTCTCGTCTTTCACGCGGGCGGCCCGCACAGAGGCTGCTATGCGTTGTGGGGCGGCCTGGGGCATCCCGCCCGAGGAGTTGATGCGGGAGGGGTGGTTTCGGACGGCGCACTCGGTCTGCTACCGGCAGCTTGGGGTGAGCCGGGGCGAGATCATCGGCGGGGGCAAGGAAGACACGAAGTGGGTGAGCGAGGCGATCGGGAGCGACGTGGCCTTCTCGCTGGACGAGGACGAGGGTGGCATCGGCGTCTACACCGGGGACGCCGTGGCGGCGGCGGCCTTGAACTACTGGTCGCTGGCAAGGAACGTCTGCCTGCCCCTGCGGGAGATCGTCGAGGCCGACCAAGACCCGGAGGCACCCTCAGCCGACGAGGTCATCAAGCGGATCGAGATGTTCGAGCAGGCCAAGCGGCTCGACGCCCGCTGCGACTTCACCGACCTGCTGTCGCGGTTCGTGGGTCTGAAGTTCGACCCGGAGGTGGGGCCGATTCAAGTCGCGCCGGAGGGGGCCGTCCCCGACGAAGTGGTCGGCTGGATTTTCGACGAGGCCCAGGACGCCAGCCGCCTGCTCGACCTGGCCTGCCGGCGGCTGGTGACGGGCGAGGCTTGCAAGTGGGCCTGGCTCGTGGGCGACCCCTATCAGGTGCTCTTCAGTTGGGCCGGGGCGTCGGCCGATCATTTCATGGGGTGGGAGACTACTAAACAACACATCATGCCGAAGTCGTGGCGCTGCCCCGCCCCGATCATGGAACTGGCCGAGCGGTGCCTCCAGCGACTGCCGAACTACTGGGATCGGGGGATCGCGCCGGCCGACCACGACGGCGAGGTCGTTGAGAGCGACAACTTCGAGGACGACCTGAACGACCTGCGGCCCGACGAGGACACGCTGGTGATCGCCAGGACGAACCGCAACGTGGCGAAGATCAAGGCGATCCTCGACGACATCGGCGTGCCGTGCCGTTATGTGAAGGCCAAGGAGGGGTCGCTGAACCGCGACCGCGGCATGGCGGGCCTCTGGGGCTTGCAGCACGGCGAGGCGATCAGCGGCGAGGCGTGGGGCCACATCGTCGAGATGCTCCCGTCGAAGACCGTTGACGGCCGGGAGTGGCTGGTGCGGGGCAGCAAGAGCCAGTGGAAGAAGGGTCTGAGCGAGCGGTATGACCGCATCTACCCCGAGGACTTGTCGGAGCTTGGCGCGACCGAGCACCTGCGGCAGGCGATTGCAAACGGCTCGTGGAGCGGCCTGCCTGACGGCGGGACCAAGTGGGTCAGGGCCGCCAAGCAGTGGGGCGTCGCGGCCGTCAGCGACCCGAAGATTCGCATCGGCACCGTGCATTCCGCCAAGGGCATGGAGGCGTCGAAAGTCGTGCTCCTGACCACGCAGAGCCAGCGCACCCGCACGGCCGAGGAAAACGACGAGGCCAAGTTCGCCGAGGAGCGGCGGGTCGAGTACGTCGCCTGCACCAGAGCGAAGCACAAGTTGATCGTGGCCCACGACCCCCGAGCCAAGTACCGGATGGAGTTGCCGCTATGAGTCTCCTATTCGATACATCGCCCGAAGAGCCGCAGCCGCGCCGCGCGCGCAAGGCCGCGCCGCCTGTTGCCGAAGAGCCGGCGCCGCAAAAACCCCCTATTTATCTAGGGAAAGCGGCGCCGGCGTTGGGCCGCCTGGACGACGGCGTCCCCTGCCTTGACCAGCGTTGTCAGGCCCAGTGCCACGACATCCTCGACGAGGAACGGGGCCGCTGGCGGCTTGAATGCTGTTTCTGCGGGACGGGGCAGTGGGTGCCGGTCATCAAGGGCCACCTGCCGCCGCCGGCCGAGGGAGCCGATTTCCTCCTGCGTGGCGGCCGATTCGACGGGCAGACGCTCGGCGAGGTCGCCCGCTCGCCGCGAGGCCAGGAGTACATCGCCTGGGCCGCCGAGGAGCACCCCCGGCCGACCGTGAAAAAAGCCTGCCAGACCTACCTTGCCTCAATGAGCCACGGACGCTAGGCTACCGCTCACGACAAGGATGCAAGGATGCTGAAGCTAGCCCGACAAGGCGTGTACTGGACGATCCAAGGCGAGGGCGCCTTGGTCGGCGAGCCGATGGTGTTCATTCGCCTTGCGGGCTGCTCGGTCGCCTGCCCCGCCTGCGACACGAACTACGCTTTCTGGCGAGAGTGCTCCGCGGTTGAGATTGCTTCGGAGTGCCTGGAGCACCGACACGCCAACAATCGGGCAAGGTATGCCTGGGTCACCGGCGGCGAGCCGACTGACCAAGACCTCGAGCCGCTCATGGCCGCGTTGTGGTCGGCCGGCTTCATCCCTTGCCTGGCAACCAGCGGCATCCGCCCAGTTTCAGCCGACTGGGGGTGGGTTTCTGTTTCGCCGCATTCGCCGGACTTCTGGCTGCGGCGCGGCGACGAGATCAAGATCGTCCCCATGCTCAACGGACTCGACGTGGCTGCGATCGACTTTTCCAGCACGTCATTTCGGCATCAGTACGTTCAGCCGATGGCCGGAAACCGCGAATCACTTGCCTTCTGCCTTGATTGGGTGAGGCAAAACCACGACTGGACGTTTTCGCCTCAGTGCCACAAGTCATGGGGGTTGCCATGAGCAACGAGCTTCTGCCGGTTCTGTCTCTCAGCATGACGCACCGCTGGCGGTACGAGACAGACGAGATGAACGGCGTCTGCGAGATCGCCAGGGACGTTATGGTCGTGAAGTGCGTGTTTGAGGCCGTGACGAAGAAGTTCTATGACGTGCTCCAGATCGACGCCGCCATCCGCCGCCGCCTGCTCGAGCCGGTGTCGGTCGAGCGACTGGCCGAGCAGTTGTCGGAGGACGTGCCTGGGGTTCAGGTGACGGTCATGGGTCGGGCCGACACGCACGGGTGGATTACTTCGACTGCCCTCCGAGATGGATATCCGGCGATATGAGCGTCATCCTGCTATCCGGCGGCCTCGACTCCCTTGTCATGCTTGCGTCGTGCGCAAAGACGGACGTGCTGTGCCTGACGTTTTTCTACGGCCAGAAGCACGCCAGGGAGATCGAGCACGCAGAGCGCATCGCCGACGCATACAAAAGGCGACACATGATCGTGGACATCAGCGGGGCGTTTCCCCCATGCCCGATGACGGGGGCCGGCGTCATCCCCGCCGGCAAAAAGCACGATGACCCCGCCCAGTCGGCGACCGTCGTCCCGAACAGGAACGCCGTGATGATTTCTATCGCCGCATCGTGGGCATCGACGCATCGGGACAAGTCTGTGCTGATCGGGTGCCACGCCAGTGACCACGCCGTCTACCAAGACTGCCGGCCCAGGTTTCTGGAGACGATGGCAGTCGCGGTCACGGCTGGCTGCGGGGCCAGCTTGCAGGCGCCATTCGCCCACAAGACGCGCCGCGAAGTCGTCGAGCTTGGCCGTGCCGCCGGCGTGGATTTCTCGCTGGCCTGGTCGTGCTACGAGGGCGGCGATGAGCCGTGCGGCGCCTGCGGTGCCTGCGTCGAACGGCGGGAGGCTGGAGCGTGATCTACCTTGCCAGCCCCGGCAATCAGCAGCAGGCCGAGCACGCCGTCGGGATGCCGGTGCTGTTCTCGTTTGCCCTCTACGACCCGTTTCTGGATCGCTACCAACACACCTACCGGCGGCTCCTGATCGACAGCGGCGCCTACTCGGCGTTTACGACCGGCAAGCAGATAGACCTGGGGGCTTACTCTGAGTGGGCCGAGCGGTGGATTGGTCACGCCGACGCAATCGCTGGCCTCGACGACATCGGCGGCGACTGGCGAAAAAGCCTCGCCAACTACGAATCGTTTTCCCTTGGGTTCCCCACCATCCATGACACCGACCCGCCGGAGCTTCTCCGCGACCTGATCGCAATCGCCGGCGAGCGCAACCGCTGGATCGGCATCGGCCTGAAGCCCCCCAGGCAGGGCAAGGAGCGTTTCGTCCGGTGGGCCTGCGACAACGTGCCGGAGGACTTCCACGTCCACGGCTGGGCTTTGCGGGCGTACTCCCACGTTCGCCGCATCGACAGCATCGACAGCACCAACTGGTGGCGAGACGCCATGAAGTACCGCAAGGACTTTCCGTTCCTGACCTACGGCGAGTGCCTGGAGATCGTGGTGAAGCGATACCAGCGCGAGGCGAGGATGTTCAGGGAGGACACCCAGGCCACGATGTTTCCTCTTGCCGGGGAATGCGGGATCGGATAGGCTACTACCCACGCCAACGCTGAAAGGAGTCAGCCATCATGCTCGTCATCACCCGCCGCCGCGGGCAGAAGATTCAGATCGGCCGCGACATCGAGGTCATGGTCACGAAGGTGTTCGACGGCCAGGTGCGGCTCGCGATCAAGGCACCGCCCGAGGTGCTGATAGCCCGCGAGGAGTTGCTCAACAAGCCCAAGGAGGTGGCGAAGTGATCTTCCGCTGGTGGAGAAGTCGCGCCGAGGCCATCGAGGTGGCCGAGACGCTCGAGCGAGAGAACGAGCGGCTCCGCGACGAGAACGCGGCGCTTCGCAATCTGTGCCGTGCCCTGCGAGACGTGAATGCCGACTTGGATCAGAAGCTCTTGGAGGTGGCGAATGAGCTTTCTGCTTGAGGCCGTCCAGGCTGTGCAAGGCGGCGTCTACGAACTGAAGGAGTTTCTGCGGACGCGCTGCCGCGCCGTGGACTCCGACATCAGTATCGCCGTCGGAGACGGTGTGCAGGGGATCGCCGTGCAGTTCATCGAGGGCATCCCCCCCGCCGAAGACGAAGACCTCTGGCTGCTGCTGACCAACCTCTCGGCCTCGTCGGTCGAGATCAACCGCGACCGCGGCGAGGTCACGATCTTGGTGGAGTTCGACTGATGCTTCACACCTGGCTCAACATCGCCGTGCTGCTCGTGATCGTCGGCGCGGCGATGTTCTTGACGTGCCTGGGTTCAACGACGTTTTGGGGGGATGAATGACCGCCCAACTGCACCCCAAGCCGGAGCAGCCCTACGTCTCGCCCGAGTACATCGGCGGGCCGTTTGACGGCGGCATCGGCTCGGTCGAGCCGGCCAGCCAGACGGCCGGAACGATCCGCCTCGCGACCGGCAACTACTCGCTCCAGGGCTTCCGCCTGTCCAGCGAGAACGTCGTGGACATCCTGCTCGCGCAGGTGACGCCCGACCGGGCGGTGTACCAGTGGGAGGCGGGGAAGTGATTGCACCGATAGTTCGGACGCGGCGGCAGCCACCGCGCACTGGCAGAACGCGGCTTCAATGCCGAAATGCGGGTTCGACCCCCGCTCGGAGCACTTGACGATGAAGACGTACCTGAACGAACTGCGAGGCCAGGTCCGCGGCAACGCGAGGCTACGGCGGAAGTTCGACAGGGCGAAGAGGGCCAGCGTGAGCCGCGGCCAGCACATTGCCATGCTCGTGACACTCTTGGACCGCGTCGGCCTCGGCGACCACCCGCAGACGGTGGCCGCGGCTGGGGCGATTGGGTGGAGGAGGGGGAAGTGAGTCTCTCCGTCATCACCAGCCGCCCGTGGAAGCCGTGGCCCCAGGTTCACTGGGTGGTGCGGATTGAGAAAACGAAAGACGGGATGACCCGCATGTACGAAGACTACGAACTCGTCTGGCCGTGGCTGCGGTGCATAGGGATCGGGATACACAAAGGAGGGTGAGATGCCTGAAGCAACAAGCCTTTTATCGCCAGAGGATATGTCAGACCGACTGCGCGGTGTCGTGTCTGCGGAGCGGCTCGTCGAGCTTGCGGAAGGCGGTTTTGCGCCTCACTACACAGTGGACGGCGAGATCATGTTTGGGAGCACGGAAACGAAAGAGTGGGTAAACCACAACCTCGTTGTCAGGCATCAAGGAAGGCACATGGGCGACGGGATAATCACGATTTTGAACGTGATTTCGCCAACGCAAGAATCGCCGCCGGCGCCGCTCTCGCTTCGGGCGATGGCCGATAAGTTGATTCCGATTTCCATTAAGTCTGCCGAGTCTGTCGGATGCCCCGGAGTTTATTTCCTGTGCCACGAGGGCCAGGTCGTGTACGTCGGTCAGAGTGTTAATGTGTTTAGCAGGATCGGCGCGCACATTGGCGACAAGGCGTTCGACTCTGCTTTTTTCGTTCGCGTTCCTAAGTCAGACCTCGACTACGTCGAGGGCGCACTCATCCGAACGCTTGAGCCGAAATACAACGGTCGGTCAAAAACCGGGCTAGTAATCGGCCCACTCGGCTACGGCGAAACTTCCGAAGAGAGTCTCATGCTGGTTTCCTCCGTTGCGGGGGACAGCGACCTATGATCACCTGCACCGTCCTCCCCCTCGCCGACCTCGCCGCCTCGATGCGTCGGCTCATCCGCGACGAACTGACGAAGCCTGGCAGCGACTTCCACGGAGCCGTCGAGACGAAGACGGACGGCCACATCGCGATCGTGTGGGCCGACGAGGTCGCCGTGGGCTGGGCCAGGACGGAGCGGTGGTCGGCCGGCGACGACGGGGCCGGCGGCCTGGTGATGTATGACACCCTGGAGGCGTTCGTCCGGCCGGAGCGCCGGCTGCAAGGCATCGCCGCGTTCGCGGCGGCCGGGCTGTTCTCGGCGACCTATGACAACGGCTGCGCGGTGGCGGTATTTCACCCGCACATGATGCTCGTGGCCCGCCGGGCTGGCTTCTTTCCCGTGCTCTTTGAGCGGGACGGCCAGGGCGGATGGAGGAAGGCATGAGCGAACCTCTCACCGACGCATACCTCGCCGAGTGCGAGCAGCGTGCCCGCCGGTTCAGCGGCGCGTACACTGGCACCAGTGGCACCCTGGCGGCCGACGTGCTGCGGCTCCTGGCTGAGATCAGGAGGCTCAAGGATGACCAACGATGAGAAGTACGAAGCCCTGTCCCGAATGCTCGAGATGCAGCATTCCCTGCGAATGGTCGCCGAGGCGGCGCAGTTGCAGGCGGTGCTGGCGAGGCAGACCGGCGCGGACGGCCTGGCGTTTGCCATTCATATGCTGCGGGAGAGTGTGCTAGTCTACAGCACGCAACTATCAAAGTGGGTGACGGAGTACATCGGTGAAGAGTGAACTGGACGAGGCGTGGGCCGCCGCCGACGAGTTCGAGTTGCTCTGGCACCGCGCCCGCGAGGGCTGCCGGGGCGCCCAGCGTGGCCTGGAGCGGGCGCTGGCCCGGCTGCGGCGCGAGCGGTCGCGGAGCGGCGAGTTGCTTCTCGCGCTCACCCAAGAGCGGGCGCTTCGGTGGAAGGCCGAGGCCGAGGCCCGCAGTCTCGAAAACAAGGTTCAGCGGTTGAGCCTGCGGCTGATGGAAAGTTGGAGCAAGGAGGCTAAGTAATGGGCCAGCGAATCGTTGATTTCGACGTGCCGACGCTGTTTAGGTTGTGGGCGACGGGGATGCCGGAGCGTGAGATTTGTTTGGAGTTAGGCATCCGGCACGGGTCGTTCTGGATCGTGAAGGACAGGTTCAAGCTGCCGCCGCGGGCCAGGGCCGCAGCGACATCCTGCCCGTCTGACGCCGAACTGCCGACGCCCGAGGAGATCGCCGAGCGGGCGGCGATTGCGAGGGCGAAGTGGTCGCCAGAGGAGGAGGAGCGGCGCCGCGTGGGCTGGCGGCGCAGCCAGGTGCCGCTGCGTTCGTTCCGCTTCGACCACCGGAATCATGCGATGACTGCCCTAGACTGATATGCGGCAGTCGGCGACAATCGACGGGTGGCACCGCTCGAGCGAACCATCGTCGCCAAGGTCATGGACGAGGCCCGCCGCCTCGGCTGGTGGGCGATGAAGACGCACGGGAACGCCTTCACCCTGAAGGGCTTGCCGGACGTGCTAGTGATCAAGGAGGGTCGGGCGGCGTGGATGGAAGTGAAGCGGCCGGGCGAAGACCCCACCAGGGTGCAGGAGCATCGGATGCGGGAACTTGCCAGGGTCGGGTGCCCGGTGACGGTGGTTCGCAGTGTCGGCGATGCCAGGGAGTTTTTGGAGGCGATTGAGTGAGCGTTGCCGTTGTCACCAGCGTGTCGTCGAACGTCGCAGAACTTGCCAGCATCACCGTGCCGAACAAGCTGGAGTATTGCCTCCGGCACGGCTATTCGTTGGTCATCGACAACCAGCCATACGACCAAGCCTGCGAGAACATGGGGGGCGTGATTCACTACCTGCGGCGGTTTGACACGGTCTGGCTCTTGGACTGCGATGCCGTGATCACGAACATGACCAGGCCGATCCACTCGCTTGAAGCCCTGGGGCCGCACGTCACGGTCTGCGAGGAAAAGATCGTGGATTGGAACCCCATCAACTGCGGCAGCGTCATGTGCCGGTCTACGCCGAACACCATTTTCATGTTCGAGCAGGTCGCGGCGACGCATACGGCGTGGCGCGACTTCGCCTGCGGCTGGCAGACCTGGCTGGGCGTGTGGATGAATCTGTACCCCGGAATCGTCACCGTGGCCGACAAGCGGGCGTTCAACTCTTGCGTCTGGAATCGCCCGGCGAACGCACGGGACGAGATCGGCGGCTACTGGGAGCACGGTGATCTGGTGTGCCACCCGTGCGGCGTTTTCCCGGCCGAAGAGCGAATCAGGTGGGTTCAGCGGGCGTTGCAGGAAGTTGTCAGATGACAGGCGAAGAAGCTTTTCTTGAAGAGTTCCAGACTCTGGCCGCCCTCGGCCCGCGCCGCGTCGCCATCGACGTGGGGGCGAACCTCGGCGACTGGACGCGGTGGATGGCCTCGCATTTCGACGAGGTCGTGGCCCTCGAGCCGGACTGGCGGGCCAGGGGCATGATGCGGCAGTTGGGCGTCCCGACCAACGCCCTGCTCCTGCCGGTGGCGGCCGGCGCGGTCTGCGGTGCGGCCGATTTCTACATACGCGATGACGACCGGCAGTCGTCGCTCCTGCCCGAGCACCCAATCGGCGGCGGCGACCAGCGGGTCGTCGCCACGGTCGAGGTCAAGAAAGTCGGCGTCGTGACGCTCGCCCAGGTGGCCGAGTGGGCCGAGGTGCTCTGGCCGGGCCACAAGGTCGATCTGATCAAGATCGACACCGAGGGGTCAGAGCACGAGGTGCTCTCCGGCGTGGCGAGCGTATCGCCCTTGTTCGACTCGACGCGGTGGATCATCGAGGTTCACGATCGTGTCGATGAGGTGCGTGGGCAGTTGGAGCGGCTGGGCTACAGCAAGATTCGCGTGCTGCGGCATCCGAACCCCGGCGCTCATCCGAATCACCTGTGGGTCTACATCCCCGCCCGCGAGGAGGTTGCATGAGCGAGGAGATGGAGTTGCGGCGGCCGGAGGCGGTCTGGCCCGTCGAGGACGGCTACCAAGCCGACTACGAGGCCAAGACGCTCGCCGGCATCGCGATGGCGAAGGACACGAGCGTTGCGATTGTTGCGATTGCGCGGAACTCCCTGCCGGCCTTGGCGAACACGCTGCCGCTGATCACGATGGTGAAGCGGCAGTTCAAGGACTGCAAAATGTACTTCTTCGAGAACGACAGCCAGGACGCGACGGCCGCGGTGCTGGACAAGTACGCCGAGATCGAGCCGGGCGTGACGGTCGAGCACGGGACGCTGGGAGGCATCGACTCAAGGGGGTTTGAGAAGGAGCGGACGGAGCGGCTGGCCCTGTGTCGGAACAAATGCCTGGAGTGGGTGCGGGCGAATGCCGCCGACACGTCGTGGACGATCGTCTTTGACACCGACCCGGCCGGCGGGTTCTCGCCCGACGGCGTGTTCAACAGCATCGGCTGGCTGGGCCATCTGCTGGTCGCCGGCTGCCCGCTCCAGCCAGGCGGCATGGCGAGTTACTCGCTGGCGAGGTATCCCGAGGGCATCGCGCACTATGACGCCTGGGCGGCCCGGTTGAACTGGTGGGACGACCGCCGCGAGAAGGTCGGCATGAACTGGTTTTGGCACCTCCTGCCTCCGGTCGGCTCGCCGCCGATCCCGATGAACTCGGCCTTCGGCGGCTTGGCCGTCTACCAGACGGCGGCGTTTCTCGCCGGCGGCTACTCGGGCGAGGACTGCGAGCACGTCCCACACCACCGGCGGATGCGGCAGGCCGGCTACCAGATGTACCTGAACCCTGGCTGCCGCTACATAGCGGTCTGGAATGACGGCTAAGAAGCGGCCCGAGGAGATCGAGGCCAATAGGGCGCGAGCGAACGAGAAGCGGCGCCTGCGGCACCTGTGGAAGGGCGAGCACACCCTCGAGGATATCTGCGAGGAAATGGCGATGGGCGAGCAGGAGTTGCTCGCTTTCGCCAAGACGCTGGGCCTGAGTCTTGATGAGCGGCCCGAGATCGACGTGTACTTGCCATCGTCGGAGGAGATCCGGCTGGCCGCCGCGGAGATCAGGGCCGGGTGGAGTCTTGCCGAGTTAGAGTCTCGGCGGGTGCCTTGGCATGGTAGACTGGGTTAGTCGGCAGGACTCGACAATCATGTTGGCGGAAGTGCGCTTGATTATCGCGTCCAGTGAGGCTCGCCTCGTCCTCAAGCGAGGCGAGTCGGCTGCTGATGACGAGGTCTGGAAGTTCACCCGGCCGATCAGCAAGACCGAGGCCAAGGAACTGGCCGAGGCGGCGTTCCACGACTGTTTTGACCTGTTGCAGCACGCAGTACACGGCGATGGCGATTCGTGACGGCCACATCGACGAGCAGGAGTTGAGGAACCAACGGACTGGCGACGACACGCCGCCGCTGATGGCCGGCGTTCCTGAACCGCCGCCGAGTCACTGGGGGAAAATCACCAGCCAGAGCAGGACGCTCTCGCCGCAGTATGTCGCGTTTTTGAGTCGCAACAAGGAGGCACGGGATGACCGCTGAGTTTGACGATCAGGAGTTCGGGGCCGGTCTGGATTTGTTCGCGAAGTTGCGGATGCTCGCCGAGTGGGCGCCGCTCCTGAACCGGCTTCAGATGATCGCCTTGGCGAGTGAACCGCACGACCAAGCGATGGCCGTCGTGTCGGCCCTCCAGTGGGCCGCCGGCAAGAGCGCGACCGAGTTGGACGATCAGGCGCTGGCCCACGTCGAGGCGGTTCTGAAGACCAAGGAGGGCCAGGCCATGTTCAACTGGGTGGCCGAGAAGATCGGAGGGGCCGGATGATTCTCCAGGCGCTCGCTGCCGTGGCGGGAGTCGGCGTGCTCGTGGCCCCCGTCGTGCCGAAGATTCTCTCCTTGCTGCCAAGCAAGCCGACCCCGGCCGGCATCACCTACGAGCAGTCGATCCTTCGGCTCGCCGATGTTCGCAGCCGGCTGGTTGCCACGCAGGCGTTGGGTGACGATCAGCGGAAGGCGATCGACGTTCTCACGCTGGCCCTGGTGGACGGGAGCGACGAATGAACACGAAGTGGAGGTTCGTCGTGGCCGCTGTCCTGCTCGTGTTCGCGTGGAAAGGGTCTGCCCTCAAGATCGAATGGCCCCCGCCCGGCGGCGGCACTACGGTGACGATCCCGAAGCCTGACGGCGTGATCCTCGAGTGGGCCGAGCCGCTCAAGCCGATCCTGCCCACCATGCTCGTGAAGGATCGCGAGTACCTTGCCAACTTCTACGACGCCCTCTCGTTCGTCTTGATCCGCGACGCCGGTCGGGAGTCGCCGATTGTGAAGACCACCGGCGACTTCGTCGTGTTCCACGCCGGCAGCCTCCAGTTGGCGATCGACAAGGCCGCCGTGGGCAAGTACCCCGGCCTGGGCGAAGCCATCGACCAGACGTTCGTCAACGCCCTCGGCGCCGACCAGCGGGCCTTGTCGGCCGACGACCGCACGAAGCTCACCGCGGCCTGCACCGTCCTGGCCTACGCGCTGAAGGTGGGCAACGATGGCTGACTTCGACCCGCTCAAGGCATACTCGAGCGGGTTCGTGGGCTGCCAGGCCAACCCTCGCGCCGACGAGGAGTTCGCCGACTCGATCATCCGGCACGGCGGCGACCCCGACGGGAGCAACATTGCCCACCAGTGGGAGTTCGCCGAGGCTGGGAAGGGGAAGCTCTCGCTGCTCTTCCCCGCGATTGATACGGTGTTTCCGGGGGCGTTGCCTGGGCCGGCTCAGTTATGGGGCGATTGCGTCGGAGCGGCCGCTGCCAACTGCTACCTGGGCAGCCTGGCCCAAGAGATCGTCGATGCCCGGCCCGACGAGGTCACAGGCGTTGTCGAGGGGCCGCCAGACATTCCAGAGTTGGGCGTGCGGCAGGGGGTCGTGGCCCGCGAGAGCATCTTTGCTTGGCGGGGCAAAGCGAGCGACGGTTGGTTCTGCTCGGCGGCGGCCAAGGCCGTGACTGAGAAGGGCGTGCTTGTCCGCAAGCCATACCCCGAGTTGGGCATCGACCTGACGAAGTACACGAACGAGACGATCCGCCTGGGCGGCGCTCGGCCGCCGTCGGACAAGTGGCTCGCCGAGAGTAAGCAGTACATCGCCCGCACCGCGACGTTCGTGAACTCGCGGGAACAGGTGAGAGACTTCCTGGCGGCTGGGTACTGCATTTTTAACTGCTCGTCGATGGCCTTCGAACGAACCCGAAATGAGGATGGCGTAAGTCGCCAAGTTGGGGTATGGCATCATGCGCAAGCGTTTACCGGGTTCGACGACCGAGACATCACGATCAAGAAGTACGGCCAGCCGCTCGTTCTCTGGACGAACTCCTGGGGCGCGTGGAACTCCGGCCCGCGTACCATTCTTGGTACGTCCATGAGCATCCCCCCCGGCTCCTACTGGGCCTTGGCGAACACGATCGACCGCTGCCAGTGCATCGCTCTCTCGAGCGTCGCGGGGTGGCCCAGGCGGAAGCACACGACCTTCGGCGCGACGGGGAATGTCTGAATGAAGCGCGCGACAGTTGACTCGCTGGGAACGATGGTCGTGATGTTCGCCGGCGTGGTGCCGCTGGGTTGCCACGACCGGGCGGCGCCGCCGGCTGACCTTCAGCCGCTTGTGGCGGTGACGGGCCAGTACGCGATCACATCGCGCAGCAGTCCGACCCCGCCCCCCACCGGCACTTGTTCCAACTGCGGCGCGAAGGTTCCGCCGGGCGGGGGCTTCGTCGGCGACGGCCGGGTGAAGGTGCCGTGTCCAGAGTGCAACAAAGATGCGAAGGCGCCGGCCCGATGCGATTGCGGATGCAACGGTAAGGGCTACATCGTGAAGCCGGACGGGTCGCGGTGGGCCTGCAAATGCCCAGCCGACTGTTCCTGCAAGGGGGGGCAACAATGTCGAGATGGGAAGTGCGATTCGACGCCGCCTATCGGCCGCTGAGAGAATACGTCGCTCGACGCGGCGGCACGAGGCTCGCCCTCCACGGCAACCTGCGCGACAAGCTCGTCGAATGGGCCGTCGAGGAGTTCCCCACCGACTGCCCCACCGACAAGGCCGAGGAGGTGCTCCGCGCTCGCCTCAAGGTTCGCATCCGCAGGCAGTATGGCTCAGTGATGGCGATGATCTTGATCGGCGTGCTGGTCAACGTGATCACGCGACTGATCCTTGAGTGGTGGTTCGAGAAGCGGTCACATCGCGTTCTCATGGAGGGGTGGCATCTCAATGCCGTGGCGTCGGCCAACATTCCGCCGCGTCCCCCGGCCGCCTGACCGTCGCCCTAGTTCCCACGCACGGGGGTATGGGTCGGCTGCTTGGCAGCGGGTCAGGCAGGCCGTGATCGCCCGTGACGCGGCGACCTGCCAGGCTTGCGGGCTGGTTCTGCACCGCCCAGGCGACTGTCACGTCGATCACATCGAGCGGAAGCCGCTCGAGCAGGCCGCCGAGGCCACGCCGCTCTCGGGCCTGCAAGTCCTCTGCCGGTCGTGCCACTCGGCTAAGACTGCCGGCGAGACTTCTTCGTGACGCCGCTGGCGGTGCCGCCGGCCGCCCCCCACTTCTTGACCATCCGCTGGTGCGCCTCAGAGTAGTAGGGGTAGTAGTACTCCTTCAACTCCTTGATGTTCGCGACCGGCACCAGCGTCTTGCCGAAGAGCGAGACGGAGAGCACCCGGCCCGCCTCCGCGGCTCGTGCCAGCGCCCGGTAGACGGGCCTCTTGTTCGGCGCTCCGAGAGCCTCGGCGGCCTGCTCGATGGTCAGCATCTTGTCGGTGTCAATCTTCATCGGATTACTCCTATCGCGGCCTCGGTCAAGTCTACAAGCTCGCGGGCCACTTTGCGCAGCGGGCCTACGGTTTCCACGGCCGGGGCCGCCGGCGGGTACGGGTAGTACCCGCCGGCGTTGTAGTGGGCCGTCTGCTGCCAGCCCACCTGCCCTGCGGTTGCTACGGTCGGGGGTGCGCGGTGAACCGCGAGTATCTCGCAGCCCACGGCCAGCACGACCAGCACCAGCACGGCGCGAACAATGTCGCGGATCATGCCGCCACCTCGGTTTCCGCCTTCGCCCGGCACTCGGCGGCCTTGGCGGTCACCTCGGCGGCGATCCTGGCGAGGCGCCAGGCCGCGGCATCCCACGCCTCGGCCTCCGTCTTGTGGGCCGAATGCACGCCAAGCTCGTGGAACGTCTCGATGCTGCCGCCTTGGTCGCGGTAGGCGATCGTGCCATCGTCTCCGATCGCCATGACCGGGCCACCCTTCACGATGGCGAATGGCCCGCCATGCGAGCAGCCCGAAAACTCCGTCCAGATCGTGTCCGTCACGCTGATGCTCACCAGATCAATCATCGCACTATCCTCCTTGGGTTTCCACGCACGGGATTGTGCGTGGCAGTAGCCTACCTTTGTCTCGGCTAGTCGCCTAGCCGGCCTTGAGAATCTTCTCGACCAGTTTCGCCGCACGGGGGGAATCGACCCACTCCCCGTGCTCGAGGCCCGCCTCGGGGCAGATGACGCAGTAGCTCGCCGGCCCAGGCTGCCAGCCCATCCTGCCGGTCGGCATCAGCGTTTCCACCATCGGGGCATGGCAGTAGACGTGAACGTCGTGCCGCCCGATCCACCTGCACTCGCCGGAGGTCAGGGATTCGATCTCGTCGATCATTTCTTGGCCGCCTTTCGTTTCGCCGGTCGGGGTGTCAGCCTGACCCTCCGCAGCAAACCATCCTGCCTTGCCGCCTCGATGCACGCCGCGTCGGCCTCGGCCTGCGTCTTGTGGGTCGAAATATCCTTGCCCCACCACATCTGCCGCACCACGAATTTTCGTCCGCGTTTCTCGACTCCGTAGGGAGTCGTTTCGTAGCAGTAATCGTCGCTCATCATCTCTCCTCGTTTCGCCGCTCGGGGCGGCAGGGTTATCGAACACTGGTTGCTACGGGCCGGGGGTCACTCGGCCCCTTGAATCACCTTCAGCGCCGCTGCCAGGCCGGCGTCGTGGGCCGCACCGACCGCTGCCTTCTCGTCCTCGGTCAACGTCGCCGTCGTGCCGATGGCACCGCAGGAGTAGCTCCAGCGGGCGCCGGCCCACGCGGAGTGGAGGATACGCTGCCCGCGCGGCCCCTCGGCCACGAGGCGGCCCGTCCGCGAATCGTCCTCCAGCCCCGCAATCGCCGCCCTCCGGTAGGCCGCGCAGGCCCGCTGCATCTCGGGGTGCTCCACCCCAGCGTAATCCTCCAGGCCGCCGCAGATGCGGATCGTCTCGTCGGCCATGGCGAACTCGACGGTGGCCGGTTCCGGCGGCTCGGCCCGCCCCTCGTCGGCGTCGATCTTCCAGCCGCCGGCGCGGGCCTCGTCCTCGGGAATCATTGCCTCGTCATCGACATTCAGCCAGCCGACCGCAGTCTCGTCGGAATCGACAGCCTGCCCGGTCAGCTTGCCGTCGCGGTCGATCGCCGGCCACATTCCCGTCCAGTCGGCATCCTCGGCCAACGAGGCCCAGGCTCGGCTCTTGTAATGAAGGCCGCGGCCTTTGGCCGCGGCAGTGTCGCAAGTCATTTCGTTCGTCGTCATCGTCTCTCTCCTCGTCTCTAGGTTTCCACGCTCCGGGGTCGCCACCAGGCGGCCCGCCCGTCGCCCCCGTGCCAGCGTTTCGCCGGCCGGGGGGACCAGGGCGGGTCGTTAGGGCATATTCGTCCGGCCGGCATAGACCCGCTCGCCGTCCGGCGCCATCGTGCTCTCGATCCACAGCCACGCGCCGTCGATGCCCTCGATGTGCGCGATCAGCGAGTCCAGGTCATGCACGTTCGCCGCTCCGTCGCCGGCAGCCCAGGCCACCGCAGCGGCGTCGGCGTCTGGGGCCGTGACGGTCGTCATGCCGGCATCGGTGCGGATCGTCCATTCGTATGCGGTCGTCATCTCTTCTCTCCCTCTCGGTTCCCCCGTCCGGGGGTCTGGTGAAATCATCGCTCAATCGAACCGCCGCGGCAACGAGCCGGGGCGGCTGGCCGGTCAGGCCCGGCTGTAGTCTCCGAAACACTCCACGAACGTCGTGATCTCGTCGTTCGCCAACCCCTCGGCCACGAGCCGGCGGGCCGACTCCAGGGTGATGCAGTCCTCGCCGTCGTGCTCGCAGTAGCCGATCCAATCAAGCTGGTGCTGGCACTCCACGTCATCGAGGTAGTCGAACGTCTCCAGCGTCAACGGGCATCGGCCCGCCTCGGCGGCTTCCTCGTAAAATCGCTTCATCGCTCCCATGATCTCGTTTCCTCACTCGGGGTTCTCTCGGTCATGCCCAGGCCGCGCGGCCAGGGTTGTCATTTCTTGCAAAGCACCTCGGCCACGGCGGCAGCAAGCGACTTGCGGTCGTCGTCATCGCCCTGAGACAGGTACGCTGCCGCCTCCAGAATCGCCTCGACCTGCGCGGCGACCACAGCGGGAGCCTGCTCGACCAGGCTCGCCTGCGTCGAACGCTTGGCGAGGCCAGCGACCTGCGTGCAATCACGCCAGCGCTGAACAATGCCGCGGATGGCAGCCGCCGCCTCGCCCGCGTCAATCTGATCAATCAGGTCGCTCATTTGTCGTTTCCTCGCTCGGGGGCAGTTGTCGTGTTCTGTCGTATCGTAAGCATCGACCAGAACGGAGTCAACCCTTTACCCGTTTCGCCACACGGTATGGCCGCGGCACCAGGCCGGGGACGGGCGACCGCCGCCGCCCCTCGACGTGCAGGAGCACCCACCCCTCGGCGCCGTGGGCGAGGAGATGCACCCGCGAGCGGTGGCGAATCACCTCGGCCAGCCGGAACGTGCCGCGGGCGGCCAGGGGGATTTTCGTGCCGTCGTGGCATCGGTAGTAGGGGCCGGCGGCCACCTTGAACGAGTCGCCAGGTTGGATCACGACACGGGCCGAGATGCGGTACCCGCTGGTTTCGACGGTCGGGGTCATTTGGCACCTCCCGGCATCGTCAGGGTGGCGACGTGTTCCTCGGCCTGCCGGTAGTCGTCCTCGACCCGGACGAGCACGATCTCCTCGCCCGGCTCGGCCTCGGAGTCGAGCAGCGTCTCCGTCGCCCAGGCGATCGCCGTGGCATCGTCGGGGGCGCTCCACACTTCCTCGGGGTCGATGCCGTCGCTGCGAATCAGGTAGTTGGGCATGGTCTGGTTTCTCCGGTCGGGGGTTGGGGGTTGTTGTGGACGAGGGCGGATCACCGCATCCCGTCGCCGTCGTACCGCACCGGCACCGTGATCTCCCGCCCGCCGCATTCGATGCGGCCGACATAGGTCGGGCCGTCGCTGTCGTCCGCGATCCTCTGGTCGTCGTAGTCGTCGTTGGCGACGGCCGCCGCGCAGGCCGCCTCCACACTGTCGGCCTCGACCTCGATCCACGACTCCATCACGACCGTCCACTCGCGGCGGATGCGGTAGGTCTTCTTCTTCGTTGCCATGATCCGGGTTCCTCGTCTCTCGGGTTTCCACATTCGGGGCAGGCTCGCCGCCGGCATCCCCTTCGCCGCCGGCCACGGGCGCCGGCGGGGCCAGGGGCGGCCGGGTCAGTACGCTCCGACCTCCTCGGCCGCCCAGGCTCGCAGGCCGCCGATCACGTCGGGCATGCGGGCCAGGAGCCGCCGGCAGGCATCGGCACGGGATCGCCACCGACGAGGCTCGACGGCCCGGCCGGGGCCACGCCAGTAGCTCTCGGCATCGGTGATCAGGTTCCGCAGGTCGTGGCCGGTTTCGACGGCCAGCGCCTCGCATTCGGTCAGTAGGTCGCGCTCGGTTTTCGTCATCGCTGGTTTCCTCGCTCGGGGTCATCGTTCCGCCGGCCGGGGGTCACGCGCCCCCGGCCGGTTGTCGCCGGCTGGCGACTATCCCGCCTGCGTCGCCTCCAGCCCGCGGGCGATGTAGGCGTCGTGCGCCGCCGTCGCGGCCGCCAGGAGCGCCGGCAGCTTCCCGGCGACCGACCCGGCGACGGAGTCGTGGCCGAATCGCAGCGCCCGCCGCTGGTAGTCGGCGCCCAGCATCACGCCGGCCGCGATGCCCTCGGAGTAGCCGGCCAGCGTCGAGGCCGGCGGATCGTCGGCCATCCCCTCCTCGAAGCCACGGACGATCAGCGCCTTGGCCGCCGTCACGCACGACCGCTCGCGCCGCTCGACCTTCAGCGCCTCGCGGAGCCGGTGCGGCTCCCGGTGGCCGGTCGAATCCATCAGGTAGGCCACCGCATCCCAGGCGGCGTCGATCGCCCGCTTCTGCGTCGAACTGTATTTCCAGTTGGTCATCGTCTCGTTTCCTCTATCGGGGTCATCGTTCCGCCGGCCGGGGGCAACGTGCCCGCCGGCCGGTTGTCGCCGGCAGGCGACTATCTGTAAAAGCTGGCACCGGGGACACGCTCGCGGATCGCCGCCTTCGCCGCCTCTCGGCTCCCGGCGCGAACGTACAGTTCCGCGACCGTGTCGCCGTCATCGGCATCGCCCAAGGCCCGGTATATCCACGTCCCCGCGACGTGCCCCCAGTAGGCGCCGCCAGCGTCATAATCGCCGTCCACCCAACGCAGGCGAACCACCGAGAGCCGCACCGGGGCGGCGGGGTTTTCGGGCAGCGTGTCGGGCCGCCCCATAGAAGCACCGTATTGCGACGATGCGTTTCGCAGGGGGTAGGTTGCATTGGTTGTCGCCATCACTGGTTTCCTCGGAGGGGTTATCGTCGCCGGTAGCCTATCGTTTCCACGTCCGGGGCGGCGACGTTTCCTCGGACGGGGGTAGTATCGGCTCCGAATGCGTCAAGTGTCAAGTGATCCCATATCTTGTGGTTTGTCGTGACGTGGAGGCTAGATGTTGTGGTGGACAGTTGGGATTGTCGGTTGCCACGGTCGGGGGTTGCGCCGGTTTCCACGGCCGGGTATGATGCTGGCATGATCATCGAAAACCTCGCGAAATTGTGCGACTGGGTTGCCACGGCCGGGGTGCGCCCCGATGCCGTCGAGGCCGCCGCCGGCGTGATTTGGCGCCACGCGCACGGCCAGGGGGTGCGGGCCGGCGACGATTGGGGCTGGGTGCTCGACCAGTACGGGCCGGAGCGGCTCCGCGAAATCGAGGGCGCCGCCGCGGAGCCGCCACGCCGGCGCCCGTAGGCCGCCGCCGGTTCGCCCGGTCGGGGGTGCCGGCCACGTCGAGCTGCCGCCGGTTCGCCCGGTCGGGGCATCGAGCCGCCCAGGCCGCCGCCGGTTCGCCCGGTCGGGGGTGCCGGCCTCCGCGGCTCGTCCAGGCCGCCGCCGGTTTCCACGCTCCGGGTTTCCACGCTCCGGGGTGCGCGCTGGTTTCCACGCTCCGGGGCTGCCGGTTTCCCCGGTCGGGGGTGCGCTGGTTTCCACGCTCGGGGGGTTGTGTCCAGTGTGCGCCGGCCATGATTGATTCCTGCCCGCCTGCCTGCCTGCCGCCTGCCGCCTGCCCGCCTGCCGCCTGCCGCCTGCCCGCCTGCCCGCCTGCCGCCTGCCCGCCTGCCGCCTGCCGCCTGCCCGCCTGCCCGCCTGCCGCCTGCCGCCTGCCGCCTGCCCGCCTGCCCGCCTGCCCGCCTGCCGCCTGCCGCCTGCCGCCTGCCGCCTGCCCGCCTGCCGCCTGCCGCCTGCCCGCCTGCCCGCCTGCCCGCCGGGGCTGCGCATGCACGAGCCCCGCGGGCTCGAAATCCCGCGGGGCTCGTCGCATCGATGCGCGCCCGAAATCAATGAATGCCGATGACGACGGGCAGCGGCATGATGTAGCGCCCGTCGTCGCGCTGCGCCCCGCATGCATGCCCCGCGCCCGTGCATGTGCCGCACGTCCCCGGGCACGAGAATACCTTGCCGATGCCGGCGGCATCCGCGGCAGCCCGCACAGCGCGATGATAGGCGGGGTCGTTGTACCGGGCGAAACCGCGGGCGAAATCGCCCGCAACCGGCAGCGCTAAGAAATCGCCCCGCACGAATGGCAGCGCCCGCAACCGGGCGCGGAATGCCGTGTCATCGTCATCGATGCCGCCGGATGACAGGTTGAGCGCGTAGTTTGCCGGCACATGGGCGGCAAGCTTTTCGATGATCGCCCACGACTTCGAATACCCGTAGCATGCGATGTCGGGTCGCTGCCGCAGCAGGTTGAACCAAAATAGCGCGGTACCCTCGCTGTCGAAGTCGCCATCAACGTACAACCTGAACGTAATGCCCTGCGGCAGCGCCTTGAAAGCCTCGATGACGGCGCGGCGGTTGAACCGCAGCAGGAGCGTGTTCATGCACTGCCGCAGGAACGCCGCAGGGTACCGCCATGCTCGGAGGGAGTAGCAGAATGCCGTGCCCAACTCGGGCGACCCGCCCCGCTCCGAGATGCCCGCGCATGCCCCGGCGCCGGGGCACGTCACAATCGGGAGGGTTGAGAACGCCACGAATGGCAGTTTGACGTTTCCTTCCTCGGCGAAAATTTCATGCGGCAGGTTGCCGGCATCGATGGCGGCGGCAAACCTGATCAGAAAGTATTTCCACGTCCCACGGGCGCGGGCGCTGCCGCGGATGCGCCGCGCCATAGCGCGGGCTGCCGCGGCAGCATCCGCCATGCTGCCGCATGCCATGCAAAGCTTGGCGAAACGGAATGCCTGAGCGCGAGTTACTGTCGGCCGATATGCTGCGTTTTTCATGCTATTTTCCTTGTGAAATTTGGATATGTGGTGGAAACGTCCAGTGCTCGAGATTCAACCGATAGGGGGCACGATTTCATATGCGGCATCCGCGGCATCCGCGGCATCCGTCATCCGCCAATGCGCCAACTCGATCATGCCCGCGGTGAGGCTGCCGGACCCCTGCAAGCGGACCATGTTGGCATCCCCCCATGTCGCCACGAATGCGGCAACCGTCGCCCCGTCGTCGCGACGGATGACGGAATGCCGTGTCGTCTCAACCGTCGCGAAATCGAGCGTGTCGATTTCACCCGTATCGTAGTTATCGAAATAGACCGTGAATCCTTCGCCCGATACTTGCCGTGCCATTGTCGCATTCCTCCGAGTTTCGCGGGGCGACGTGCCCCGCATGTGTGAAATATAGCCCGCAACCGGACTGCGTCAAGCCTACCATCGGCAACCCCGCGGAAAATATTCAACTCGCCCCGAATGGACACTTAGGAAATGCGACAGCGCCGCCCCGCCATCGCCCCCCAAAGCTCTACCCCACATGGGAGGGGGGGTGTACGCTTGTTCAGTCGCCGACAATAGACCGCACGCCTACCGTCGAGCGTGTTTGCCAGAGTACAGCCAATTCGCTCCCCGACACTCCTTTGCGGCCGTCTAGGCTGTTCGCCTAGACTTAGGGGCATGGCGAAAGGCCCGGCACCACTACCGAAGCACATACTCAAAATGCGTGGCTCGCGACAGGCCGAGACGCGCGAAGAGCTTGGCACCAAGGTGGACGTTCTGCCCGAGCCGCCGGAGTGGATGCGAGACTCGGCGAAAGAGATGTTTCGCCAAGTCTGCCAGTTCACGCAGGATATGGGCACCCTGGCCCAGTCCGACCAGCAGGTGATCGCCCGCTACGCGATCGTCTGGGATAAGTGGCAAGAGGCCGAGAAACACCTCGCGAAGGCCGACTCTGGCTGGGTCGAGGTTCTGGCCCCCGACGGCTCTCTGCGGTTCAGCCGGCCCTCGCGCTGGCAGGCCCAGAGCAACCATTGCCACGAGCAGTTGCGGCAGTTGGAAACCGTCCTGGGGCTGACCCCGGCCGACCGCACCCGCCTGGGGTACGGCGCCGTGAAGGTCGTCAACGACCCAGTGGACGCAATGTTTGATGACACGGCGACGGGTTGATATTCGCGAGTTTGCTAGGCTCCTCAAGCACACAGAAAGCCCTTTTACCGGGCAGCCTTTCGTGCCGGAGCCTTGGCAGGACGAGTACCTCGACCGCCTGTTCAACACCCTCCGGCCCGACGGCCGCCGGCAGTATCAGCGGAGCCTACTGGCCCTGCCGCGGAAGCAAGGCAAGACGGCCATGTGCGCCGTCATCGGCGCCTACGAGGGGTTCTTCGGCGAGGCCGGCGGCCAGATTCTCATCGCGGCCGGCGACCGGAAGCAGGCCAGCCTCCTGTTTACGGCGTGCTCGCGTTACATCGAGTCCTGCCCTGGCCTGCTCAAGCGGTGCAAGATATACAAGAACTCGATAGTAATACCTAACACCAAGAGCGTGATCCAGTTCCTCTCCAGCGAGCACAAGGGCAAACACGGCTACAATCCGAGCCTAGTGGTGGTGGACGAATATCACGTCCAAACCAGCCGCGATCTGGTCGATGTACTGGAATCGGGTATGGGCGCCAGAGCCGAGCCGCTCGTCATCTATGTGACAACGGCAGGCATGGACCGCGTCGGGCCGTGTTATGACGAGTGGCAGCGGGCCATCAAGGTCAGGGACGGAGTCATCGACGACCCCACCTTCCTGCCGTGCGTGTACCAGGCCGAGCCGGACGACGACCCCTACGAGGAGGCCACCTGGCGGAAGGCCCAGCCGAACTACCTCGTCACGACCCGCAAGGAGTTCATGGAGCGCGAGGCCGCCCTGGCCCGCGAGTCGGTCGCCCAGGAACTGAAGTTCCGCACGCTCTACCTGAACCAGTGGTGCAGCAACGGGGCCAACAAGTTCTTCAGGACAGGCCAGTTTGAGGCGTGCGGCCAGCCGCTGCGGCCCCCGGCCGGGCGGCCCTGCTACTGCGGCCTCGACCTCTCGAGCACGCAGGACACGACGGCATTCGCGGCCGTCTGGCCGGGCCTCGACGAGTTCGGCAACCCCGACGGCACCTATGACGCGATGGCGCACGTCTTCATCCCTGAGAAGAACATCGACCGCTCCGAAGCCCCCTATCGTCAATGGGCGAAGGACGGGTTTTGTACAATAACTGAAGGAGACATTACGGATTACGATGTTGTTCGCGACTACGTCCTCTCGTTTTGCGAGGAGAACGTGGTCCGCGGCGTCGCAATCGACCGCTGGAATGCGACTCATATCACGACGCAACTTGTCAACGAGGGCGTCGATGTGAAGCCGTATGGGCAGGGGTATGCCTCCATGAGTTCCGCCACGAAGATGCTCGAGGCGACGGTCATCAGCCAGCGTCTCCGGCACGGCGGCAACCCGCCTTTGACGCTCCACACAAGCAACCTTCAGGTGCGGCAGGACGATGCCGGCAACATCAAGCCCACGAAGAGCAACTCAAACTCGACGAGCCGCATTGACGCTGCCGTCGCCCTGATCATGGCGCTGGGCCTCGCAAGTGCCGAGGTCAAAGGGATCGACGAAGACCCGCAACTGGTGGTGTTCTAAGTGGCAGAAACCGAATACGCCGAGGCCGGCGACCTGTACGAGATGCGGGCCAGCCTCTCCAGGGTCTTCGAGGAGATCATCGAGAGCAGGGAGGGCGCCGCGGGCGTCTACGTCTCGCCGGAGTCGAGCCTGCGGTGCTCGGCCGTCCTGTCGTGTGTAAGGGTGTTGGCTGAGTCGATGGCGGCGATGCCGTTCAACGTGTATCGGCGCATCCCCGGCGGCGGCAAGGAAATCGCCGAAGACCATCCGCTTCAGGACGTTCTGGCCTACCAGCCGAACGACTGGATGACCAGTTTCGAGTGGCGGGAGTGGATGACCAGCCAGATGCTCCTCTGGGGCAACGCCTACTCGCTCATCCGCCCCGGCCGGCGCGGCAGCGTGGATCAACTCATCCCGCTCCATGCCTCCCGCATGGATATCAAGCGGCTGGAGAATGGCCGGCTCCAGTACCGGTACCGCGAGGACGGCAAGCCGACGCCCGAGACGTACCGCCAGGATCAGATTTTTCACCTTCGCTGGCTCAGTTCGGACGGCGTCACAGGATACGTCCCCACGACGCTCTCGCAGGACGCGATCGGCCTGGCGAGGGCGACGGAAATCTACTCGTCGTCATTCTTTGCCAACGGCGCTCAGAGTGGCACCTACATCGAGACGGATCAGCCTTACAAGCCCGAGGCAGTCCAGCGGTTCAAGCAACAATGGGACGACGCCCACCGCGGCCCCGACCGGGCGTTCAAGACGGTGGTGATGCCCCACGGCTTCCACAAGAAGAACGACCCGGTCAACAACCAGCACAGTGCCCTAATCGATACGCGCCGCTACGCCGTCGAGGAGATCGCCCGGTGCTATCGCGTGCCTCTCCACATGCTCGGCGACTTGACGAATGTCAGGCACAGCACGGTCGAGCAGGCCGCCATCGACTTCGTCACCTTCGGCCTCTATCCGCATACCCGCCGCTGGCAGTTCGCCTGCCGGCGCGACCTGATCACCGAGGATCGCGACTACTTCGTCGAGTTCGACACGACGGCGCTTCTGGCCGGCGATTTCGCGGCGCGGGCACAGTTCATGCGGGAAGCGTTCAACATGGGCGCCTTGAGCGTGGACGAGATTCGCGCCCAGATCGGCTACAACCCGCTCCCCGACGGCCTGGGCAACAAGCGGTTCGTTCAGGTGAATATGCAGTTGCTGGATGCGTTCACGCTGGAGGCGCCGAACGGTCAGCCTGAAGAGCCGCAGGCGACTCAGGCTGACCAGCCTGCGGATGGCGAGGCCAACGATGACCTGATTGACGGCAATGACGGCCCTGCCCCCAGCGATTCCGCCGTCACCGACGCCCGCGAAGCCCTCTTCCGCACGACGCTTCGGCGTCTCGCTGCGATCGAGGCCGACGGCATTCTGGAGCGGCGCAACAAGCCGGCCAAGTTGCAGACGTGGCTCGAGAGCCACGAGCAGCGGATGAAGACGGAACTGCACGACGCCGCTTTGGCGACTGGCCGCGACATCGACCAGTTCGTGCTATCGTGGATGGAGGAGACGAGGGAACGGCTGCTGGACTGCCACCGCTCCGGCAAGCCCTACGAGGAGGCGACCGCCACATGGACGGAACGTGCGAACTTGAGCGTCGGCTGATCGCCGAGCAGCCTGGACTCGAGGTGAAGGCCGACGAGAACGGCCGCACCGTCATCCGGGGCTATGCGGCCGTCTTTGAGTCCGAATCGCAGGACTTGGGCGGCTTCGTCGAGATCGTGGAGCGCGGCGCGTTCGACGAGGTTATGGCCTCAAACCCCGACGTGTTCGGCAAGTACAACCACGAGCGGGTGATCGGCCGGACCTCCAGTGGGACGATGCGGCTCATGGTCGATGAGCGCGGCCTGCGGTACGAGATCGACCCGCCCCGCGCCGCCGCCGACGTTGTCGAACTCATCGAACGAGGCGATGTTCGCGGATCGAGCTTCGCCTTCCGCTCGAAACCAGCGGACGAGTCGTGGCAGCGCGACGCCAACGGCCGGATGATCCGCCGGATCAAGAAGTTCTCGTTCTTGGGCGACGCTGGCCCCGTCGATACGCCGGCGTACATGGCGACCGAAACCTACGTCAGCAAGCGGGCGCTGGAGATGGCCCAGGCAGAGGAGATTCCGGTTGATGAGCAGCGAGAGGATAGCCGTGTGGTCGAGGCTCCGGCGGAAGAGGAGCGGGCCGTCAGCATGAAGCCGACGGCTGGCATGGCCTCGGCGGCCCGGCGCGGGCTGAAACTCCACGAGGAGGGCAAGAGTGGCGACGGCCTGAAGCCGGAGACTGTCGCTCGAGCCAACCGGCTCGCCAAGCGCGAGGAGATGAACGAGGACTGGATTCGCGAGATGAATGCGTGGTTTGCCAGGCACGACGCTGGCAGCAAGCCGGCTGGCTGGGATCAACCGCCTGATTACTCGCCTCTGTTCGTCGCGATGCTTCTTTGGGGCGGCAACGCCGCAAAGAACTGGTCGGCCCGCAAGGTCAAGGAGATGGAGGGCGAGCGCGACCTGCCTGTGATCGACGAAGAGCGCGACATCGACGAGGAGCCGAAGATCACGGTGCAGATCAGTGCCGACACGACCGACTTCGTGGCGAAGATGGCGCGGCTCAAGGCCGCGCTGCTCTCCACTCCCTTGCACGGCAAGTAAGCGGCGTCTTACACTACAAGTAGATACAAGCCTCGCGACGGACTTCGCGAGGGACAGCACGAGCAGCGTGAGGATTCACGTCTGCGGCGAGCTAGCGGGAACCACCCGCCGGCCGCCGCATTTGCGCTTGGCCGGCTCAAACAGGAGCAAGGCCAAGATGCCCTCGAATCTCAAGCGACTTCAGGATCGTGCCGCGGCCATCGCCGCTCGGATGACCGAACTGGCCGACGTGGCCGAGCGTTCGGAGGAGCAGACCGCGGAACTCCGCAAGCTCTCCGACGAGGCCGACACGGTCAAGTCCGATCTGGAGTTCGAGGGCCGCCTGGCCGCCAAGGAGCAGGAACTCCGCGCGGTGGTCGAGAAGGCTGCCCCGGCCCCCGTCGCCGCGCCGGCTCCGGCCGTCGAGGAGCGGAAGGTCGCCATCCGCCCGATCAACGTTCACTACAGCACGCTGCGTGCGTTCAACGACGGCCCCGAGGCTGTCGAGAGCGCCTACCGCTGCGGCCGGTGGCTCCGCGCCACCGTCTACAAGAACGCCGACGACATTCGGTGGTGCCAGGATCACGGCATCGAGGCCCGCGCGATGAACGAGGGCAGCAACGCTTCGGGTGGCGCGCTCGTCCCCGAGGAGTTCGCGGCTCGCGTGATCCGGCTGGTCGAAACCTACGGCACGTTCCCGCCCGCTGCGGAGAACGTGACGATGGCTCGCGACACGATGATCGTGCCGAAGCGGATCACCGGCACCACGGCCTACTTCGTGGGCGAAGGTTCGGCCGTCACCGAGAGTGAGCCGACCTACGCGAACGTCAGCCTCGTCGCCAAGAAGCTGGCCGTCTCCTGCCGGATGAGCACCGAGGTGGTCGAAGACGCATTTGTCTCGATCGCCGACAGCGTAGCCCAGGAATTCAGCACCTCGCTGGCCTACAAGATCGACCTTTGTGGCTGGCTCGGAGACGGGACTCAGGGCACCTACGGCGGCATCAACGGCATCGTCAACAAGATCAACGACGGCAACTACACCGCCAGCGTTCACAACGCCATCGGTGGCAACACCTCGTTCGAGACGCTGGACATCGAGGACTTCCTCGGTGCGATGGGCAAGCTGCCGATCTACGCCCGCGCTGGGGCTGCCTGGTACGTCTCTCCGGCCGGCTACGCAGCGAGCATCGCCCGCCTGAAGTACGCGGCTGGCGGCAACACGGTCGAGAACGTGGGCGCCGGCACCGGCGAGACGTTCCTTGGCTACCCGGTTCGCCTGGTGCATGTGATGAACAGCACGCTGGGTGCCGACTCCAACAAGGTCAAGGTGCTGTTCGGCAACCTCGGCCTGTCCAGCATCTACGCCCGCCGGCGTGACTTCAGCGTCCGTTTGTTTGATCAAGTCTACGCCGTAACTGATCAACTGCTTCTGCAAGGAACGATGAGGTTCGATATCAACCACCACTCGCTGGGTTCGGCCTCTGAGGCTGGCCCGGTGATCGCCCTCAAGACCGCCTGACACTAAGGAGTTCATCCCAGATGATCCACGCCCAGTTTGAGAAGTTCGCGGCCACGCTGCCGACCGCCGCTGTTGGCTCCACGGCCACCAGCACCCTGACGATCGACCGCATCGGCTACGATCACGTCAGCGTGTCGGCGATTCGGGCCAGCAACGCGAGCACCGTGTTCGCCAGTGTCCTGAAGGTCGAGGAGTCGGATTCCGTCTCCACGAACTACACCGACGTGACGGCCCTGGTGGGCGGCGGCACCGGCGGGTTCACGATCCCCGCGGTGAGCGACACCAACGCGGCTGCGGTCGTCCAGATGGACATCGACTGCCGGGCCAGGAAGCGCTACCTCAAGGTCAGCATGACCCCCGGCGCCTCGGCGACCCTGGCCCTCGTGGCGGGTATGTCGAAGGCCGAGGTGGCTCCGGTCAGCGCCGCTGAGAAGGGCGTCATCGGTTGGGTGGTTGGCTAGTCCCGTACACAGCGGGACGGCCAAGACGGCCGGCAAAGGCGCAAGGAGGCGCGCCCGCTCCCACAAGGAGCGTCGATATGCTGGTTCGCGTCGGTGACTGCGAGGCCGAGATCAAGGTGGCCGCTCTGATGAGCTGCCCCCGCTTGGGCTTCACGGACAACTTCTTCTGCGTCGCTCAGGCTCTGGCGCCGCACAAAATCTCGCCGATCAAGTACACCGGCGCGTTCTGGGGGCAGTGCCTTCAGAACTGCATGGAGGACGTGATCGACAAGCACGACGTGATCCTCACGTTCGACTACGACACGATCTTCACCGCCAAGACCGTCGAAGCCCTCCTGACGCTCCTGATGTACAGCGGCGTCGATGCGATCGCCCCGCTCCAGACGAAGCGGGAGGCCAACACCGTGATGTTCGCCCTCCCCGGCATCAAGCCGGAGGACAAGACGACGGTGGAGAATGACTGGTTCCAGAAGCCGGTGCAACTGGTCGAGACGGCCCACTTCGGCTGCACGTTCATCCGCACCGAAGCCCTCAAGAAGGTGCCGAAGCCCTGGTTCATCGCCCAGGCCAGTGAAGCCGGCGACTTCCGCGGCGGCCACATCGACGAGGACATCCACTTCTGGAAGCAGTTCTACAAGGCCGGCAACAAGTTGGGCATCGCCACGGCGATCAGCGTCGGCCACGCCGAACTGATGATCACTTGGCCTAGCCGCACCGACGCCGGCGGGAAGGTGCAGCAGCACGCCACTGACTTCTGGACTCGCGACCGCTCGCCCCCCGAGGGCGTCTGGGGGTACATCAAATGAAGATTCGGATCGCCAAGGCATTCAACGGCTACAAGGTCGGCCAGGTCTTCGACTGGGGCGACGGCATGGCCCGTGTGATGGTCGCCCGCGGGCTGGTCGTGCCGGCTGAAGAAAAGCCCGTCGAGCGGGCCGTGGCCCCCACAGAAGACCTCGAGCGGGCCGTGGTGAACCCGCCCGTCAAGCGGAGGAAGGGCCAATGACCGTCACGATCCTCTACGGCTCGCCGCAGCACCCAGACTCGTCGATCACGCCGTATCGCAGCCTTGTCCGGTCTGCGCAGCCCGCCGTCGAGCCGATCACGCTCTCGGAGGCCAAGACGCAGGCCCGCGTGGACACCGACGCCGACGACGCCTACATCGCCGGCCTGATCACCTGCGCTCGCGAGTACCTCGAGGAAACCCTCGACATCTCAATGGTCACGCAGACTTGGCAGGCCAGGTACGACGTGTTCCCCCTCTGGGAGATCATCCTGCCGCGGCCCCCGATGGCCGCAGCGGCCGTCACGATCACCTACCGCGACGAGGCCGGGAACAACCAGACGCTCCTCTCGGCCAGCAACCACTTTCAGGTGGACGCCAACATCGTCCCCGGCCGCGTCTACCCGCTCTACAACGGCGTCTGGCCGGCGGTTCGAGGCGACGAGAACAGCGTCACGGTGCAGTGGCAGGCCGGCTACGGGGCTAGCGGCTCGAGCGTCCCTAGCATCTTGCGGCAAGCCATGCTCCTGCTTGTCTCCCACTGGTACGAGATGCGTCAGCCTGTCTTCGCCTCATACTCGCAGGTGATCCCGGTGCCGCACACGTTCGAGACGCTGATGGCGGCCAGTGGCTGGGGCGGATACCGATGACTGTTCAGGCGAAGGTGCAGGCCACCGTTTCGGCCCAGCGATTCGCCAAGAGCGGCCTGACCAGCGCCCTTGAGGACTACACCGTCGAGTTCGCCGCCACCGTCGGGGACTGCTCAGAGTTCTGGGGCGAAGAGCGCGTGATCGGCTCGGCCGGCTTCGACGAGGTCGATTTTGCGACCATCGGCATCGACGTGGTCAAGCTGCTCTACGTCAGAAACCTCTCGAGCCAGCACCAGATCGCCCTGTCGGCCGGCTGGACGGGCAGTCAGTTCAGCGTCTTCCGGCAGGACACGACGGCCTGGAACTTCTCGCCGATGATCAACCTCGGGAGCCTGACGCTGCGGGGCTACCCGATCCGCGAGGAGGGGACGCTCCTGCTCTCCTGCCCGAACAGCGATGGCTTCGGAACGACGGCGGGCGGGAGCATCCTGCGGATCGGCGGCACCGCCGGGCAGTCCTACGAAATCTATGTGATGGGAACCTAGCCAATGGCACTCAACGCTCAGATTCTGCTCTCCATCCTCGCCCACGAGTCCGACACGGGCGACATCTCGCAGACCATGCGGGCCACGCCGGCGACCTACACCCTCGCCCTCACCGACGGCACCGGGGCCAACCAGGCTCAGGTCGTGTGGAGCGACTCTCGGACGCTTGCCGGGGCAAGCGAGACGCTGAACGCCTCCAGCCTGACGGACGACCGCGGCAGCATCTCGCTGACGGCCCTGAAGGCTGTCTACGTCAAGAACTCGTCCACGGCCACGCTCACGTTCACCCCCGCCTCGGCGGCGGCCTTCGGCGGCACCCAGCACGTCCGAGCCGGCGGGGCCGCCCTGGCGGTCGCAACCGACGCGACGGGGATGGCGGCCGGCAATCTGGTTGTGGCCGGCGGCGCCGGCCAGACCTATGACATTATCCTCATCGGCGAAGGCACGGTCACATGATCCTCGACATCGGCAAGATGCGCGAGCGGGTGACGATCCAGTCGCCCTCGGAGGTTCGCGGCCGGGCGGGCCAGACGACGCTCGAATGGAGCGATACCGCAACCGTCTGGGCCAGCGTCGAGGGCTTGTCCAGCCGAGACATCCTCCAGGCCCAGCAGGCCAATGTGATCGCGACCCACCGCATCCGCATCCGCCATCGGGACGATGTGACCCACACGCATCGGCTAGTCTGGAGAAATCGGACGATGGAGATCGCCAGCGTCACCGACCGGATGGGCCGGGAGGTGCTCGAGGTGCTGGCGAGGGAGTTGACCTAGCATGGCCGTCCCCATTCAAGGCACGACGCCCCGCATCCTGCCGTCCGGCCAGACCGGGCGGGAGCAGACCGAGGGGTTCATCAATATCCGCCTGGAGGGCGTGGACGACCTGATCCAAGCCCTCTTCCGCGCCGCCACCCAAGTCGGCGAAGACGCGACGCCTCGGCTCAACGCCGCCTGCAAGGTGGCGATGCAGGAGGTGATGGACAACTACAAGCGTCTCATCCCCGACGTGACGGGGAACCTGAAGAAGAGCGTCCGCATCCGCGGCATCAAGAACCAGCGAGCCAAGGGTGTCGGCGTCGCGATCGGCGGCCCCCAGCACGTCGTCGGCGGGAGCGGCAAGAGCGGCAAGGAATGGGACGTTGAGGTCAAGGGGGCGGGTAATCATGCCTGGCTGGTCGAGTTCGGAACGGGCCGCCGCCGGCCCTCCACGCAGAACCGCCGCACCTACATCAACGTCCACCAGAAGATCAACGGCCGCTTCACCCGGATCAATGACCGGAGCAAGAAGTGGTTCGACAATGAGCAGTTCGAGAAGATGGGCCGCGGCTTCTACTTCATCATGGGCAGCAAGAACGAGCCGACGAGGCAGGCCCGCCAGGGCAGCGGCTACCCCCACGACTTCGGCCCGTTCGCCATCGGCCCGAATGAAACCTATGGGGCCATGCCGCCGAAGAACGCGATGGAGCGGGCGATCCTGGCGTCGAAGTCCTCGTCGATCGCCATCTTGACCGACGCGATCCGCAACGAAATTAACAAGATCAGGGTCGCCTGATGTTATTTACACCCGAAAACGCCGTGTATCACCTGCTGGTGTCAAACCCGCGGGTCGCCCGTCTGGTCGGGTTTCAGGTCTACCCGGTGGCCGTGCCCAAGGGGGCCGACTTCCCGTTCATCGTCTACCGTCGGGCGAACATCAGCCGCCAGCACAGCCTGGGCGGGCCGATTTTGATGCCGGAGGTCAACCTCCAGATCGCCTCGTGGACGGAGTCCCACGACGAGTCCAGGGAGTTGGCCGACGAGATTCGGATTGCCCTGAATGGTTACATCGGCAGCGCGGCGGGTTGTACAATACATGATATGAGGCTGGTGTCCGAAACGGACGACTACCTCGACCCGGCGGCGGTTGGAGCACAACTGCCGCCGGCCTACGAAACCCGGCAACTGTATCAGATCAGGTGGACTGAGTCGGCTACATAGCCGACTGGTCGCGACAACGGCGCAAGGAGGCGCAACCAGATGGCAACGTCGGCACAGGGACTCACGTTCACGTTCGGCGGCTCGACTGTCACCGTCACGAGCGTTCAGGTCAATGACACGCAAGACCTTCTCGACGCGACCCACCTGGGCGTTGCCCCGAACGCCAAGCGAATCTTCGTTGGCGGCTTCGCCACCGACCGCGAGGTGCAGATCGACTACATCTCGTCCACGATCCTTACGGCTGGCGTGTCCGGCGCTCTGGCGATCAGCGGCCCGTTCTCGTTCAGCGGAAACGCGACCGTGTCGAACGCCTCGCTGGGCGGCAGCGTGGGCGACTTCGTCCGAGGCTCGGCGACGTTCCGGCTCGCCTGACGCCTCGTCTGGAGGCATAAATGGCGATCTCGTCGCAGGGGACGACGTTTACGTTCCCCGGCTTCACGGCTCTCTACACTTCCATCTCGGTGGAGGAGCCGGAGGCCGAGGTCGTCGATATGACGAGGATCGACGACCCCGCTGGTGTTCGCCGCATGGTCAGCACCGGCGACGTTACCTCCCCGGCCACCGTGCGAGTGGACTACATCCGCTTGGCTGGCACGCCCTCGCCGCTCGCGATCAGCGGCCTGTCGGGGCAGTTGGTCATATCGCACCCGAACATCTCGGTGAGCAAGAAGGCCGTATTGCAGTCGGCCACCAGCGAGATCGCCGTGGGCGACGTGCTTCGCGGCACATTGAACTTTGTGATCGATAGCAGCACCTAAGAGGAGCAACGGATGGCCCTGTCGAAGGCAGCGATTATGGCGGCGAAGGACACGAAACTCTCGGAGGCGATCCCCGTGCCCGAGTGGGGCGGCGAGGTCTTCTGCAAGACGCTCTCCGGCACCGAGCGGGATGCGTTCGAGGAGGCGTACTCCGAGAACAAGATGAAGGCGTTCCGCTGCCGGTTCCTCGTCCTGACCCTCTGCGACGACAAGGGGCAGCGTCTCTTCGAGGACGCCGACGTGGGCGAACTCGGCAAGAAGTCGAGCGTCGTGATCAATCGGCTCTTCGAGTCGTCGTGGAAGCACAATGCCTTTACCAACGAGGCCGTCGAATCGTTGGGGGAAGGTTCTCCCGACGGCCAGAGCGGCGGTTCTACTTCCGCCTAGCCCTGGCCCTCGGGATGACGGTTCGCCAGTTGCTGGCAAACACAGACAGCGAGGAGTTGAGCGAGTGGTATGCGTTCGATCAGCGGTGGCCGCTGCCTGACCCGTGGCAGCAGACCGCGAGGCTCTGCCGGATCGTGATGGCTGCCAGTGGGAACTACAAGCGGAATGACATACCGGAGGAGTCGGTGTTCATTCCGGCGGCGCTGAAGCCGAACCAGACGGCGGATCAGATGTGGGCCGAGTTGGCGAAACTGAAGCAGTAGGTGCCAGGGATGGCGAACGGCTACATCGGCAAAATCTCGGCGCTGGTCACGGCCAGCACGGCTGACTTGTCGCGGAAGCTGCAAGGCAGCACCAGCGACATCAAGAGGTTTTCGGGCAGCATTAATGCCCAGTTCGCGGCGGCGTCCCGCAACGCCCGGGCCAGCCTCAACGCGATCTTCACGCCTCTTCAACGGATTGAGCGGACGCTCTTCGCTGGTCGCGGCCTGAACCTGATTACTGAAGACCAGGCGAACAAACTCCGGCAGGCCGTCAGTGCGGCCGAGTTGATCAACAAGCCTCTGGCAGAAGCCCAGCGCGCGTTTACTGGGCTTTCCGCCGAGGTTTCCGCCGGGTTCCTCCCGGCGTTAGTCAGAGCGCAGGATCAGGCGCTCCTCTTGAATCGACGGATTCAAGAGACGGGCCAAGCCAGCGCGAAGTCATTCGCCATCGTTGAGCAGAGCGTGCAGCGGACAGCCGCGGCCGTGCAGCGGCTCGCGGAGGCACAGAATCTATTGCGGTCTGGCCCTCGCGGCCAAGAGTTGGCCTTTGTCGCCCCCGAAGTTTCGGACACGCTCCGCGCCTCGGCTGCCTCGCGGCAGCAAGCCTCGGAGTTGCCCGCGGCGAGCCGGCGAGCCGCCGCGGGCCAAGTCGCGAACCTCGCCGCCGTAGAGAGCAGGATCGCCGAGGTTCAGGCCAAGATTGAGCGGGCAAGGCTTCGCCCTCGCGTAGATGCCAGTGAACTTGACGATTTGCAGCAGAAGTTGGCCGGCTACATTGCCGCAGCGGAGCGAATCCGGCAAAGGATTCAGATCAGAATCGACACTGAGCAGGCATCGAAGAACCTCGACGAACTAAAGGCTCAACTCGAACAGACCCTAACGGGTCGCCCCGCAAACTTCGACCAAGTGGCGGCGGAGTATCAGCGGCTCCGCGGCGAGGTCGAGAAACTTGAGGTCGCCCAGCGGCAAGCATTCTCCGCTGGCCTTGGCGAACTGATTACGCTGATTGCCTCCGACGACGTGGTGAATCTTGATCGAGCCAAGACGCTCATTGACCAGATCGCTGCGGGGCTGGAGGGCATCAAGCCGGCCGCGCCGGGCAGGCTCTCGGCGGCCTCGGAAAGGCTTCGCGAGCGAGCGGAGCGCGAGCGGCAGGCGGCGGATGACAGGGAGGCAGAGCTTGAGCTTCAGCAGGGCCAGCGCACCGAAATCCCCACCGGCCGCCAAGGCCGCGCTCGCGTCCTCGATACGCTCGGCGGCGAGATCGACGTGGTCGAGCGCAAGGTTCGGAGCCTGCCGGACGCGCTTCGGTCGCAGTTCGGGCCAGAGGTTGACAGGCTGACCAACAAGTTCAGGATTCTTGCCCGCGACGGCGTCGGCTTCACCGCAGAAGAGGCCGACAAGCTGGCCGCCAAGGCCAGGGGGATCACGGCGGCGCTGAATTCTAGGCAGGCGCGGGGGGATCAGTTCCTCGGGGCGTTCGGCGGCGCTGGCGAGGCTGGCCTGAACCTCGGCATCGACGAGCGGTCGTTGCGGGCTATCGGCGGGCAGATTGAGTTCGTGCAAAACCGATTGTCGCTGCTTGGGCAGGAGGCCAGGGGGCCGGTGCTGGCTGCCCTGGAGGCTCTGCGAGTCCGCGCCAATGCTCTTTTCCGAGGCGGCGCGATTGATACCGAAGAGGGAAGGAATGAGCTTCAGCTTCTGCGGCAGGAGTTGGTTCGCACGATTGCCGCCGCCGAGGGGGGGGTCGGAACTGCCGGCATTGAGGCTGGGTTGAATCGCGCCGGCGATGTAGGCCGGCTCGGCGTAGACAAGTTGCAACTCGGCCTCCAGCAGGCCGCATTCGCAGTGGACGACTTCTTCAGCGTCACGGGCGACTTGCAGCAGAGAATCCGCGCTGTCGGGAACAATCTTACGCAGCTTGGCTTCATCGTCGGAAACACGAAAGGTCTGTGGATCGCGCTGGGTGGGGTTCTCGCGTTGCAGGTGATTTCGCAGGTCATCAAGTACGCCAACGCAAACGTCGAGGCAGCAGACCGCACGAAGGCGCTGAACGAGGCGCTGGCGAGGCAGAAGAGCCTCGTCGAGGAACTGGCGCAGGCGTTCCGCTCGCTCGGCGACACGATCCTGCGAGGCGTCTTTACGCCGGCGGCCGATGAGGCTCGCCAGTTCGCGCAAGCTCTTGAGGAAATCCGCAAGAAGCAGGCCGAGGTTCGTGAATCGCGACTGACGGAGTTCAGCCCTGACGTTGCCCAGCGTCGCTCCGAGGTGCAGGCTCGGCAGCGCGAGTTCGACGCGGCGACCACGCCCGAGGCACGGCTGGCTGCGGCGACGGCGCTGCGGCAGGCTCGCGACAGGGAGCAGGAGGCCGTCCGCGCCGCCGCGAGGCCGATTCCGGCTCGCCGGCTGGACGACGAGATTCAGCAGGCGGTGCAACGAAGCATCGACATTGAACGCAGATCGAGAACCGACTTCGACACTGGCGCCTTGCTGGGCGAAGACCGATTCCTAGAGGCACTTCGCCGCGGCGGCCGGCAGGCCGAGATCGAAACCGCCAGGGCCGCTGGGGACGGCCTCGGGGCGAATCGCATCCAGCGCGAGGAACTGCAAACGAGGCTTCGCGAGGTCGAGGCTCTCGGCGACGGCCCTGACTCTCGGGAGGCCGCACTGATCTTGAGGCAGGCTCTCGACCGCCTTGATTTCGCAGAGGCTCTGGGACTCGACGACGCGGCGAGAGAAATCTTTAAGGACGCGGGGGAGACTGCCACCGGCATTCGTGAAGCCAGGGAGAAGCTATCCGAGGCGATTGAGGCCGGCGTGCCGGGTGCCAGGGCGGCATCGGAGGCACTCAATGCAGCAGGCGAGTCTCTTTCCGCCGCGCAACAGCGGATCATTGACCGCGTTGAGGCGGGGCTGCCGGTCGATCGCGAACTCGTGGACGCCGCCAGGGCCGAACGCGAGGCCGCTCAGAAAGCCCTTGAGGCTCGGCAGAAAGAGGTCGTGGCGTTCGACTCCACCCGGCAAGCCCTCGAGCGCTTCGCCGCCGCCCTCGACCTCGCCAGCCAAGAAGCCCAATCCAATCTCCAGTCAGCCCAGCAGGCCGCCGACGAGGCCCGCCGTGCCGACCTGGGTCGCAGCACGCCAGCGACCAGGCAGGCCCGCGAGCAGGCCGACGCCGATTTGGCGAGGCAGCGAGAGTTGGCGACCGGCGTCGAGGAGGAGGTAGCGGCGGCCCGTGAGCGGGGGCGGGCTGGCCAGTCGCCGGCGGGCCTGGAGGCATCAGTCAGGCGGATTCGTGGAATCGACCAGCTACTCAGCACGCAGGGAGTTCTGGCATCCGGCCAGCCCGAGGAACTCGCCCGCGAGCGGGCCAGGCTCGAGCAGCAGGTCGTCGAGGCCGACGAGCAGGTGCGGCGCGCCCGCGACGAATCGACGCGAGAGGCAGAGCAAGCAGCCGCCGCCGTTCGTGGCCGTGAGTTGTCCCGCACCGACGGCGAGCGCGCTGCCGCCGACCTCACCCGCGGCCTTGATGACATCCGCCAGTTCTTCGGCCGGCAGGCCGAGGAAACGACTGGCCTCGTTGACTTCGAGGCACAGGCCGCCGCCCAGCAGCGATTCATCGACCAGTCCCTCCGTTCCGCCGCCCCCGCCATCTTCGGCCTCGCTGACCAAGTCGCCAACGCCGTCCTCCAAGGCCCGTCCCGCGCCGCCCTGGAGGCCACCGACGTTTCGACCGTCGAAGGCTCTAGGGAACTTAACCGGCTTCTGCGTGGCGACGACTCGGCCCGCGACCAGAACCTCGTGGAACTCCAGAAGCAGTCCCAGTCACTTGACGAACTCGTCCGCATCGCCCGCGAGGGCGGTGCGCCAATCGCCGACTAAGGAACCCCCTTTATGTCCGACATCAACTACAGCATCTCCTACCGCGTCTCGAAGGGTTTTCTGTCCAACAACGTCAACGCCGCCGGCGTGACGGCGAGCATGGCCGCCACCGGCCTGCTCTCCCAGACCCTGACGCTCTCGACGAATGCCGTCAGCATCTCTACGGCGAACCTGTCGAGCGTCGGGCTGGCGTTCCTCCAGAACCTCTCGACCAGCACGCTCCAGACCGCCGCGATCGGCATCGCGGCCGGCGGCTCGTTCGTGGGCTTCGCCACCCTGCGAGCCGGCGAGCCGGCGATTCTGCGGCTCTCGAGCGGGACGACCTACCAAGCCACCGGAGGGGCTGGCGCCCGCCTCCGCGTGGACATCACCGAGGGCTAAGACGTGCCGAAGGAAGTAAGCGAAATCTCGTCAGGCCAGCAGTTCTCCCGCTCTGCCGAGGAAGGGGAGTTGGCCGACTCGTACACGCGGTCATTTCGGATCATCAGGCAGTCCGTTGATGAAATAGTTGATATTCAACAAGCCTGCCAAGTCTACATCGGCGACGTTGCTCCGTATAATAGCAACATCTACTGCCTTTCGTTCGACGCCCGCTTTGAAGGTGATAGCCGCATGGTTATCACCGCGACTTTCAACTACCAGACGACGCCGAGTGGTGGTGGCGGCGGGGGGGAAGACCCGAAGTCAGTGTCGCCCGACATTAGGCCGCCCGACTGGACAACCACCACATCCTTGGTGGAGGTTCCGGTCAGCACATGGAGAAAAAGAACTGCCGACTTCGCGTGGGGGACCGAGGGCGCGGCCGTCAACAGCGCTCAGGATCAATACGACGGCGTCACAAAACTCACGCCAATCGTAACGATCAGCGTGTCGGTATTTGAGCCGGTAGACCCAACGAGGCACAACCTCTACGGCGGATACGTCAACGAGCGTGAACTCAAGATCGGGTCACTCGTCATGCCCCCACACACCGTGATGTTTCGCGGCGTCTCCAGCCAGCCAGCGGCCGAGAGCTGGGGGACTTTGATTTATTCCGGGTGGAGGGCAACATACGAGTTTCTGTTCAAGGAGAACAAAACCCAAATCGAAACGCCTGGCATTGCCAAGGTGATCCCGATTGGCTGGGACATTGCCGTGCCGCAGAGCGGGCTGAACGTCATCACATTCAACCCCGCCACTCCAAACATCAACCAAGACCCATACGGCCAGCCGCTGGAGTTTGATGACGAGGGGGCGGTGAAGACAGGCTCGCTCGCCCTGCCAGAAGGGTTGGCGGCCGGCAGCAAGGCAAGGGCTATGGTCAGGATACCCTTCAAGAAGAAATTCTCCCTTAGCCCTTCTGCTTCTCCGATTGCGCTGAATGACGACGGCACGCCCAGGGACAATGATAGCAACCCCCCGGTCATCGTTCACGCATACGCCGTCCAGCCGGAGGCTGACTTCAAGGCCATCTTCCCTCGCCTTCAGTTCCCGTAATGCCCCGCACCGAGAAATACTTCATCGGCCCGCAACTGCTCGGCGACATTCGCCGAGTTGTCGGCCGCGTTGAGGCCGAACCGTACCGTGTCACGGGCGGCCCGCCTCGCGTGCTGCTCCAAGATATGCCGCGGGCGGCGGCGGCGGGTTTTCGCGTGGGCGACTTCACTGGCACATGGACGGTTGACACCGACAAGGCGGTGATTTTGCGCGGCGTCACCGCCACGCCGAATACCGTAGTCGCGCGCAATCTTTTCGCGACGATTTCGGGCGGCACCGCCACGTCAACGGCGTGCGCGATCGCCCGAGACGGCGCAACATGGTATCTCATCGCTGCCCGCTGCTCATGATAGAGTTTCTCGCCGCTATTGAGCCCGCGTCGCTGCCGCTTCTGGCGGTGCTGGCGTTCGCGGTTTCGATGTACCCGATGGGGCTTATGCTCGGCTCCCCGTGCAGCCCGTGCTGCGGGTGCAGCCTATGCACGCAAGGGTCGCTCCCAGACACGGTAACGGTCACGCTCAGCGGATTCCCTGATTCCAGGGAGGGGCCGAATCGTCTGTCGCCCATTTTCACCGCGTGCTTCGGCAACAATGCCGCCGCGACCCTCACCGAGTCGGGCGGCGCAATATCGACTGTCACGATCACCAACGCGGGCACTGGATACGCGATCCTTGGCAGGACTGCACCGACGCTTTCGTTTTCCG